ATGACCCAGCCTTCTGCCGCCCCGGCAGCCCCTGCCTTGCCCACCCGCCCTGTGCGCTCCCAATACGAAGACTTCATGCGCCATGTGTTCACGCACGGCGTGGACAAGTCGGACCGCACGGGCACCGGCACCAAGAGCGTTTTCGGCCACCAGATGCGGTTTGACCTGAAGGAAGGTTTTCCGCTGGTCACGACCAAGAAGGTGCACCTCAAGTCCATCATCCAGGAGCTGTTGTGGTTCCTGACCGGCTCCAGCAACAACAACTGGCTGAAAGAGCGCGGCGTGACCATCTGGGACGAATGGGCACGCGAGGACGGCGACCTGGGCCCCGTGTATGGCGTGCAGTGGCGCAGCTGGCCCACACCAGACGGCGGGCACATCGACCAGATCAGCGACGTCATCAAGACATTGAAAACCAATCCCGACTCGCGCCGCATCATCGTCAGCGCCTGGAACGTGGCCGAACTGCACAAGATGGCGCTGATGCCCTGCCACGCGTTCTTCCAGTTCTACGTGGCCCCGGCGCAAGCGTCAGGCGGGCGTGGCACGCTGAGCTGCCAGCTGTACCAGCGCAGTGCCGACATCTTTCTGGGCGTGCCCTTCAACATCGCCAGCTACGCGCTGCTGACCCACATGGTGGCCCAGCAATGCGACCTGGACGTGGGCGACTTCATCTGGACGGGCGGCGACTGCCACATCTACAGCAACCACCACGAACAGGTGCAGACGCAGCTGGCACGCACGCCCTACCCCTACCCCGTGCTGAACATCAAGCGCAAGCCGGACAGCATCTTCGACTACGAGTACGAAGACTTTGAGGTGCTGGACTACCAGTGCCACCCGGCCATCAAGGCGCCAGTGGCGGTCTGATCACCGCCCCGGTGCGCCAGCTGCACCTGCCCTGCCTTCCCCCATAACCAATACAACGAGTTTCTATCCATGTCTTCCGGCGGATTCCACGTACACGGCCCCCATGACCACGCGGTCGAACATGCCACCCACGGCCACGATGCTGCACACCACGGCGCTGACCACGGCGGCAGCTCGTCCACCAACAAGATCGCCATGTTCACGGCCATCGTGGCCACGGTAGGCGCCATCTTTGCCTACATGGGCGGCGCCACGCAGGCCAATGCCGGCCTGATGAAGAACGACGCGGCCATCAAGAAGACCGAGGCCTCCAACCAGTGGAATTACTTTCAGTCCAAAAGCACCAAACAAAGCCTGGCCGAGCTGGCGCGTGACCTGACCCCCGCCGAGACCGAAAAGGCCAAGTACCAGGGCAAGATCGACCGCTACGAAAAAGAAAAGAACGAGATCAAGACTGTGGCCGAGAAGCTGGAGGCCGACGCCCACGCGTTCGACCAGCAAAGCGAAGCCCAAATGCACCAGCACCACCGCTGGGCCCAGGCCACCACCGCGCTGCAGGTAGCGATTGCCCTGGCTGCCATTGCGCTGCTGACCAAGAAGAAGTGGCTGGAATACGGCATGTACGGCGTGGCCGCCGTGGGCCTGGGCGTGGGCGCGCTGGCGTTCCTGCACATCTGATCCCCTCCCCACTCAAGCACCGAGCGAGCCCCATGCCCCTGCACCTCATTTACGCCCGCGCGGCCAACGGCGTCATCGGCAAGGACAACCGCCTGCCTTGGCACATCCCCGAGGACATGGCGCACTTCAAGCAGCTCACGCAGGGCTGCCCGGTGGTCATGGGCCGCAAGACCTGGGACTCGCTGCCCCCGCGCTTTCGCCCACTGCCCGGCCGCACCAACATCGTGGTGACGCGCCAGGGCGACTGGCAGGCCGAGGGTGCCCACCGCGCTGGCAGCCTGGCGGAAGCCCTGGCGCTTTGCGACACGGGCAAGACCGTGTGGATCATCGGTGGCGCGCAGATCTATGCCGAGGCCCTGCCCCTGGCGGACTGCGTGGAGGTGACGGAGATTGCGCAAGACTTTGACGGCGATGCCTATGCCCCCGTGCTGGGCGCAGAATGGGTAGAAACCGCCCGCGAGCACCATGTCAGCACCAACGGACTGTCGTTCAGCTTTGTGACCCGTGTGCGCCGCAGCTGACGGCGCAGCCCCATCACTCTTCTACTCACATTTTGATAGCTGCCAGCGCTTGATCCACTAGCGCTACCGGCCAAAAACCATGCAAATTGCCACCTGGAATTTCAATTAGTGTTTCAGAGTGGATCACAACGTCTCAGCCAGTATCGCAAGCCGTTGTTTTCATTGGGTTTTTTGATTCACACTGTCGCACACTGATTCTCATTGGCGCATCAACTCCGGGTAGCTAGGTGGGTAGCTACACTCCTAGCTACCCAAAAAAAGGACTGCCGATGCCCAAAATCAGTCACACGCTCACCGACATACAGATCAAGCGCTGGATCTCAAAAGGTGAGGCGGTCGCCAAGTCGGATGGCGATGGGCTGACATTCACCCTCTCCAAAGGCGGCACCGCAACCTGGGTGCTCCGGTATCGCGTGCAGGGCGGGCGGCGGCGCGAGCTGACCATCGGCAGCTACCCGGACGTGACACTCGCGGCGGCACGGGAGAAAGCCCGCGCGCTGCGCGCATCCATCGACGGTGGCGCGGACCCGGCGGCCGAAAAGCAGGAGCGCAAGTCGCGCACCGCAGCAGCATGGACCATGCGCGAGCTGGTTGCCGACTATCGAGAGAAGGTGCTCCGCCCGGATGTGTTCGCAGAGGACACCATCTACTACCGCAATGCCGACATCGACCAGGTGATCCTTCCGCGCCTGGGTTCCTGGCAGGTGGACAAGGTGACAAGCATTGATGTCGTGAAAGTCCTCAAAGAGAGCGGCCGAACGTGGCTGATGACAAAGCGGCTGCTCACCTCTATCTCCAAGGTTCTCGACCACGCCTGCGGGCTGACTCTCATTGCGGCCAATCCGTGCACCGGCATCAAGCTGTCCGCGCTCAAGGGTCCTCGCCCCAAGACACGCCAGCGCGTCATGCTGGAGAACAAGGAGCTGCAATCCCTGCTGCCGGGCATCGACTTCATCGGCCGCGAGAACGCCCTGGCCTTCCGCATCCTGCTGGCCACCTGCGTGCGCGGGGTGGAGCTGGTGAAGGCCAAGAAGGAACACCTGGATCTGGAGGCTGGCACCTGGTGGGTGCCAGCAGAGTCCGTCAAAACCCGCGCCGGCTTCCTGGTGCCCCTCGCCCCGGTCGTCGTTGACTGGTTCCACGAGCTGATCGCCCTTTCTGGCGACTCCATGTACGTGCTGCCCACTCGCCGCGCTGACCGCTCCAAAGAGCTGGGCGATGTACCTATCGGGCGCACAACCCTTTGGGCGGCACTGCGGCGCGCGTTTGAGCGCGGCGACATGGACATCCGTAAATTCACCCCCCACGACACGCGCAGCACGGCCAAGGGCCACCTCATGAACATGGGGGTGTCGCGCGAAATCTCCGAGATCGCCCTGAACCACACACTCAAGGGCATGGAGGGGGTCTATGACGTGCGGGAGGAAATACCGGAGCGCCGCAGGGCCCTGAAACTCTGGGCCGACTACCTGGTGGGGTGCGAGAACAGCGCCCCACCCGGCCGCGATGGTGAGGCGAACGTGGTCCGGTTGCGCAGGGTGGCATGAGCTGGGGCACCCCCTCTGGACCGTGGACAATCAACATCCATGGCCGCCCAAAACATCGTTGACCTACCCCCACACCACCCCGGAATGGCAGAACTCCACCGCAGGGTGTCGAACGCCTTCCGCACGCACTGGATCAAGCACCCAGATAAGAAACCGCAGAAGCTGATTCTGACCCAGAAACAGGCCGACGACCTGCGGCTGACGCAGCTGTATGGGGGTGTCTCCATACCTGGGTACGCCCCCGAGGTGGGCAAGTTCAATGACCGCCCTGTGGAGGTGTCAGCCACGACAGCGGGCGTGCTGGTGGCACATGACGGGACGGAAATGCCGCTGGCTGACTACGACAAGATGCCCACTGCATAAACACAAAGCCCCGCTTGCATCACTGCGGCGGGGCTTTTTCATTGGCGGATTGCTGCGGGCCATGCAGCCGTAATCAGGTGGGGCGTGGGGTGCCGGCCAGATCCGCAGCGGCATCTGCATCGGTCAGCACCGGGCGGGCTAGCTCGTCGCGCAGACGGAAGCCCAGCAGGGGCCAGATTTCGCGCTCTGCGTTCTCGCGGGCTATGCGCTCCCCGATTTCCTTGTTGTAGTTCTCCGGGCTGGCGCAGGCACTGTGGCCGATGACGGTGAAGCCATTGCGCAGGACCAGGACGCAGAAGGTCAGAAGGCCAAGTTCGCCGGGCACCGGGCCGCTCGTAGCCATGACGGCGCCTTGATATGCAGTGAAGTAGTGGGCGCTGACGATTTCGGCTTGCAGCGCTGCGGGCGTCACACGCGGGCCCTTGTCGGCCTTGGCCTGGATCTCCTGCTCCAGATCGGCAGGGGCCAAGTCGTAGGTGGCCTCGAAAATGTCCCGCTTGCACGGGTAGATCTCCCCCTTCACGCCCGTGATGAGCATGTCATCGCGGCCCATCTTCATGGTGCCTTCCAGTGTGGGGATCAGGTAGCAATCGTCGTTCTCGTGGGTGATCGGGTGGCCCGCGTAGCTGAACGACCAGGGCATGCCATTCACGATGTTCGACTCACGGCCTTCGGCCTTGCATCGCTCTGTGCCGTGGGTCACGAGCTGGTCAAAGGTGATTGCCGTGATGACGACAGGCTTCTTGCGGAATTGGGTCATGGTGTGCTCTTGGGGGGGGTGGTGGTCAGAAAGCCGCGATGCGCTCGCCCAGGATCACGGACAGCTCGCGCATCACATCGAGCTGGCGGCGCAGGCGGGCCTGTTCTTCGGCAGGCAAGGTGGTGAACACGGGATTGCCGCCGATGAAGGCATTGAGGCGGGTGATTTCGCCGTCGCGGGCGGCCTTCTCGTCGATGACGCGCTGCTGATGGGGAGGCACGGTGCTGGCGACAGGCTCAGGCAGGTCGATAGCGCAGCGCACGAAGCAGTCCTTGGCCTCCAGCAGCTTGCGCATGCCTGCGCTCTTTTCGGGGCCGTCCGGTAACAGGTCTTCCAGCTTTTCAGCCAGCTCACCGAGGGGCTTGCTCACGGCCTGCAGCTTGGGCGGCAGGTGGGCGAAGGCGAAGTATTTGATGGTGGTAGAGGGCATGGTGGTACTCAGGGTGTGGTTCCGGCATCCGGCCGGTTCGGCGCTTTGAGTCCCAGGCCACCAGCCGGTGGCAGCAGGGTGCGGTCGTTCTGGATCACGCGCATCAGGGTGCGGACTTCATCGGCGTGCTGTTCAGCAGCTCCTGCGAACGCTTCCGCCTGGCTGTCAGCTTCTCCGTATAGAACCCCGAGGGTGGCGGCGCGATCCCGGCAACGCTGGAGGACAACGGCTGGGCTGTCGGTTTCTCCCCCACCACAGGTGGCGGCGTATTCAGCGACTTGTTTGCGCAGCCGCTCACCGTCAGCAGCGGCAGCAGCAAGGCGAGCAAGACGGCGCTTTTCTTGGGCAGCGTGGGCATCGGCAATCTCCTGTTGGTTGCGGGCGTGGATCTCGCCCTTGCGGAAAGTGGCGCGGGCGTCATCCAGCGCAACGCGGTGGCGCTCCGACTCCTGCGCTGCATGGGTGGCGTTGAGCTTGGCCACGGCCGCATCCATCTGCGCGCCCTGGTAGAACCAGGCTGCTGCAGCGGCCACCGCCGCGGCGATCAGATGGGTGATGAGGGTGAAGTTCACGGCATAGCCTCGCATTACTTACTGTTGCGGAGCACAGCGCAACCCGTGATACACAAAATGAGCAAAAAGAATGAAATGCGTACAAAGCAGATCATTTTTTAACCCCAAGGCGCCAGGATGTGCAGATTTCCTCGTTGGAGTCGCCGCGCAGCTGCAGGCCCGGCAGCACGGTGGAAACGCCTTTGACCGTGCCTTTGTTCCAGCGCGGGTTTTCGCGGCAGGCGCCTTCCCAGTCCCCGGCATTGGCCTTGCGTCGCATGGTGCTGCCGATGAAATGGCCCTCGCCCTTGTTGTGCAGGAAGTCGAGGAAGGTGGCTTGCTGGAACGGGTCGTAACTGGCCCAGTGCGTGAGCAGGCGCTTGGCTTCGACCTCGTAGCCGATGTACTGGCGCTTCTCCAGCCGGTAGCAGTCGGCGGGGGTGTAGATGCGACCCGCCACCACCTCGGGCCCGGTCAGGCCATTGCAGACGGTGAGCGGCTGGCCCTTGCCCAGTTTGTCCACGTAGGGCGTGCCGATGTGGCGATTGCTGGATTCGTAGTAGCTGGCCATCACCATGGCAATGCGGATGCCGTCCGATACCTCGGGATCAGCGGCCACGGCCTGGATGTAGGCGTTGGCGTTGGCCTCGCGTGTGGCGGCCTCGTCCACGTAGTAGGCCCCACCACCGGCGCCCATCAGCATGACCAGGGCGGCCAGGCTGGTGCGCAGCTGGGCGGGAACGCGGCTCACTCGTCGGCTCCCAGCTCGCCCAAGTCGGTATTGCCTGAAACCACGCGCCCGGTGTTGCGCATGATGTCAATGCGCATCTGGCGCTCCTGCTGGCGCAATGCGTGCTCGGCGGCCAGGCGGCGGTTTGCTTCGCGCTTGTAGTACCAGCTCACCAGGGCGCCCAGCAGCGCAATACACACGCCGAACAGACCGATTGCCTGGGATGAGGCGAGCCAGCCAAGAAAGCCAACGACAGCGCCGCCGCCGGAGGTGCGACCGCCAGCCGTGGCAAGAGCGTCGATGGTTTCTGTTTTCATGAGCCCGGAGTTTTCCGGCTCGCGCTCATTTCCCCCAACCCTATACCGGGCTACCCGTTCTCTTTGGCCATGCTCCGCATCTGATCCCGCAGGGCCTTGGGCGCGGTGTCGGCAATCCGCTGGGTACGGTCCTTGCCCATTTCGCGCACGCGCTTCATCACGTCCGGGATCTTCACCACGATAGGCTGGTCCGGGTTGTTGCGGTTCCAGGCGGCCAGTCGGTCGCGCACTCGCTGCAGCGCGGCGTCGTCCTTCTCAAACACCGCCTGTGCCCACTGCGCCTTGATGTCGTTGCTGGTCTGGATGTAGAAGCTCTTGGAGCGCTGCATGAAGGAGTTGGCCTCCTGCACCTCGGCCACGCTCTTGGGTTGGAAGCCCGCGAACTTCGCAATGGCCTCTTCCAGCGTGGTGTCGATGACCTTGTAGCCCTTGGCATCCTTGTAGATACCGCTGGTACCCATGTCGATGCCCTTGGCCCAATTGCGCGCCGCCGTTGGCGACACCTCCAGCGCCGCGCCGACCACGTCGCCGGTCAGCAGCTTGCGCGCGCCAGTGAAGCCGCGCGCCACCAGGTCGCCCGCGGGCCCAGCCACCTCCAGCAGGTCCCGCTCCCGGTTCTGCTTGGCCAGCAGCAGGCCGGTGCCGGGGATTAGGTTGCCCATGCCCAGGCGGCCGGACACGTCGATGGGCGCACCGGGCAAGCCGGACACACCCTGCTCCATGAAGTCGGCCAGCTCCTTGCCCACCACGTCGCGCAGCGCCTGCTTGCGCCAGTGCTTGGTGCTGATGTTGTAGCCCATGAGCTGGCCGGCGCCGTCGATCAGATCCTCGGCATCCTCCATGAACGGCAGGCCGCCAGCACCACCCATCAGCAGCAGCATGGCCACGGCCCAGCCCACGGCGCGCTTGCCCTCGGGGCCGCCCTGGCTCCACATGCGGTGCATCAGCTCCAGGTAGCTGACCGAATAGGTCTTGAAGGTGAATAGCGTGCCGCCGATGGCACCGCGCGCCCACTTCGGCTTGTTCGCCTTGGAGTACACAAACTGCGTTTCCTGCACTGCACGCTCGGCAAACTTCGCCGGGTCGGCCATGCCCTGCTCCTTGGCGATGCGATAGGCGGCGATGAAGGTGCTGCGGCGGTTGAACTGCTCTGCCAGTGCAAATGGCTGGCCCCATGCCACCTTCACCCGCTCCCAGTTGTTGGCCGCCGCGGCGCGTGCGTCGCCCAGCTTGGTGCCATCGCCCGTGCGCAGCGAGCCCGCGCCCCGCGCCTGGGCCATGAGCTGGTGAATTTCCTGGGGCGAAACGATGCCCTCGGCCTCTGCCGTTTGCAGCGCCTTGGCCAGGTCTGGCTCGTAGCTGCTGCGGCGGGTCATGTCGCGCACTGCGGCAGCCAGGTGCGATGCGGCGCTACGCATGCCACCGAACTGGGACAGCCAGGGCATGGTGATCTGGAAAGGCTGGGTCATGTTGACCATGGCCGAAGCCACGGAGCCGCCCAGGTACTGCGCGAAGAGCATGCCGCGCACGGCCTGGCCTTCCTCCTGCGGGTCTTGGATGTAGCTGCGCAGGCCCATCGCCACGTCGCGCAGCTCGCCCTGCTCCTTGGGGATGCCCTCGATGGCCGTTTCCAGCGTGCCTGCGTTCAGACCGCCGGCCGCCAGGCGCGCATTGGAGTACACGAAGCTGGCGAGCACGCGGCCCACGTCCTCGCTGTAGCCACTGATGCCCTTGCGGTGGATCAGGCGCTTGAGCGCGCTGTGGTTGTTTTTGGCCAGCTGCAGGTATGCCTGAAATGCCTTGTCCTTCGGATCGCTGCCATCGCCGCTCAAGCCCAACATTTCACCGAAGTGCTCCAGGCTTTCCGGGGTGATGCCCTGGAACAGCTTGAATGCCTCATCGCTCATGGTGCCCTGGGTGACGGTCGCGCCTGGGAATTCCTTCTCCATGGCGGCCTTCATCTTGTTGGACTCGTACATCGACTCAAACATGCCGAAATACTCGCGCGTTCCGTCCTTGCCCACCACGTCCACGGTGTAGCGGCCAAAGCGCGACAGCGGCGCGTAGCCGGCCTCCATCAGCGCCTGGGCGCGCTCGTAGCTCTTCACCACGGCGTTGTTCAGGCTCAGGATGCGGTCGGCCTGGTCAGGCTGCTCGCGCGCCTCGGCCTGCAGCGTGTCCGTGATGAGCACCATCGCGTCTTCCACGCTGGCCTGCGCCAGCACTGCCTCACGCAGGCCAGCGTATCCGGCACCCAGCGCGCGCAGCATGTCGGCGCGGGCGGTCATGTCGATCGATCGGTCAATCGCGGCCCGCGCCTCCTGGTACAGGCTCACCTGCTGGGCGCTCAGGTCGAACAAGTCTTTCAGCTCTTTCGCCGTCCAGACAACACCCGGCTTGAGGATGGTGCTATCAAATTTGTTGTTGATGATGGTGTTGTACTGATCCACCGGCAGGCCGCGCCATACCTTGAGCATCTGCTCCTGAATCTTGCCGGTGCGCAGCAGGATCTGCGCTTTTTCGTCGGGCGTGGTGTTGCGGTACTTCGCGTTCAGCGCCTCGGTGGTCACTGGCTTGCCGTCCACATCGCGCGCCCACAGCAGCGTGCCCTCGAACAGGGGCTTGGCCACAGCCTGGTTGTCGGCGGCGGTGATGGGCTTCTTCTTGAGGTCGGCCAGCGTTTCAACCCGGGGCAGCAAGCGCGGCGCGCGGTCGGCCGCATCGTTGCCCAGCATGGAAACGTCATCAATGAAGCGCTGCGCAGCCTCGTACACCGGCTTGAACACCGGCGAGCGCTCTGCCAGGTTGCGCATGGTGCCCACTGTCTTATCCCACAACGACACCTTTCCGGGGTGGGACAGGGTCTGGTGGATCTGCTGCAGCGCACTGTCCTTCAAGTCCGCCATGCTGGAGCGGCTGAACAGGACCTCTCCTTGACCGGCAGCGCCGGCTGGATAGACAATACGCAAATCCCCGGTATCGCTCTGGGCGTAGGACGGCACGATTCGATTCCTGATCGTTTCAAAATCCGTCGTACCGGGGTACTTTCTCATGCTGGTCATCGCCAGCGCCTTGCGCCCCGAGCGCACTTCCTCCAAATACAGCACCGTTCCATCAGGCAATCGCTTTAGGTTGCCCACGATGTCTTGCCCGCGCGGCGTCTTGGCCCCAAGAATCCAAGCATCCGGCGCTGCAATGGCCTCTGGAATGGCCGCGATGTCCGCATCACTCAGTGGCAGCTGGCCCTGCTTCGCCTCCACTTGCGCATCGCCGTGACGACTTAGGGCGTGGCGCACCGCATACATGTCGGCAGTGTGCCGATAGCCTGACTCCACAGGAACGCCCTCGCGCTGCAGCATGGCCAAGGCATCGTCTGTCACCGGCCCCAGGACAAGCGTGGTGTTCTCGTTGCCGGAAGAGCGAGCTGCGGCGGCCAGCAGCCGGAGCGCGTCCGCCTCCATTCGGCCCGCGTCTCGGCTGAAACTGACACCACCACCAGGACCACCGGGGCCACCGCGCTCCACCCATCCGCGTGCCGGCATGATGTACGCCTGAATGATGTCGCTGTCCGTCAGGCGCAGGCTCTGGAAGCCCGGCACATGGGTGCGCAGGAAGTTGCGGATGGCTGAAATCGCCCGCTGCACAAACGGCAGCTGGGGGTTCTTCTCGGCCATTTCCGCCAGAACTTCCTCGGCCGCCTCGCGCACGCTCAGGCTGTTCACGCCCCGCAGGCCGTACTCCTGCATCTTGGCGGCCACCTCGGCTTTGCGCATGGTGGCGATCTGGTTCAGCACCTGGTCCAGATCGCGGCCGAACTTACCGCGCAGACCGTGGTGTCCCAGCACCTCGTGGTACAGCACGCGCGCCGCATCATTTGGCGTGTTCAGGCGAGAGGCCACCAGATAGGCCTTGCCACGGTAGTAGAAGCCCTCGGGCGCTCCGCGTGCGCCGCCGCTGCGCTGGCGCAGGTCGGCCTTGCGGGCGGCCTCTGGGATGCGCTCATCCTGCATGTCGAAGGCCACCACCACCTCTGGCGCGTTCGGGCCCCAGGCAGTGCGGATGGCATCCACCGTGGCTGAAACGGAGTCTATGGCCTGCCGCTGCGCGGCCTCGGAGTAGGCCGCTGGGCGCCCCATGGCCTTGAGGAACGAATCCACGTCGAACTCGGTCGCCCGCTCTGAGCTTTCGGCACCGTCGCGTCGGAATGCCGCCACGTCGCCCCCCGGAGATCCGTCACCCGCCTCGGCTTCTTCAGGGGTCGTTTGAACGGCGCTCTGCGGCTTGCCCTCCAGCATGCCCACCAGCTCCCGCAGGCGCTCACGCTTGGCAACCAGCTCGGCCGCCTTGGGGAACGTCTGGTTCAGCTGCTCGCGCAGTGCCGGCAGATCTGCCTTCGCCCGCGCAAGCTGGCGCTCCAGGTAGTCGGTGCTGCTGTTGGCCAGGCGGCCAATGTCATCGAACAGATCAGTCACCAGATTGCGAACATTGGCGGGCACCACGGACTGATTGACTGCGAATGAATTCAATCCACGGCTGGTCACGGTGGTACCGTCCGCGTCCACCAGCGACACCGAGGCGTCGATCTGGGCGCCGCCCTTGCCGGTTTCGCGGGCCTGGGCGTCCAGCACCAGGTCATAGCCCAGCATGTCGCCCACAGTGGCGGTGCGCGAGTCGCCAGCTTGGATGCCCTTGGTCAGCTCGTTGAACTTGGCGGCCAGTTCACGTGCGGCAACGGTGTGTTGGGCGATCAGGCGCCCGTCGATGGTCACATCGAACAGGGATGCATCGCCCAGGGCAGCGCCAATCGCAGTGTCGATGCCGTCCTTGTTGGTCAGGCGCGCGCCGTCCACGGAAATCGAGTAGCGCGCCGTGGGCTTGCCGCCCTGCTGCTGCTCGATGGCCTCGTTCACGGCGGTCATAGCGTCGCGCAGGTTGTCGTATTCCTTGCCCTCGATGGTCACGCGGCGCGCGGCCTTGCGCGCGTCGGCCGCCTCCATGGCCGCATTCGCCTTTACCTTCTTGGCGCGCTCGTCGGCAATGCGGCCGGGGTTGCGCTCGATAGCACGCTCTGCGCTGTCCACCGCGTCCTCGATGCCGAACATCCTGCGGCGGAAAGCGCGCTCCTGCAGCTCCAGCGTGGTGATTTCCGATTCCGTCTTGACGCGCTCCAGCAACAGGGGGTTGCCGGAGGCCAGGGCAGCCATTTCGGCCATGCCCACGGCTTCCTCGTCATCGAACTCCATGGAAAACGCGCCGTCGTATTTGCGGATACCGTTGATGGTGCGCAGCTTGGTCGCGTTCAAGTCCCACATCTTGGCGTCCACCGTGCGCTCGGTGGCGTAGGCCAGGATTTCCACCTCGAAGCTATCGCCGTACTTCTCCAGGAGCAGGTTGCCCTGGCGGATGGCACGGCCCTCCCGCTGCTCGATGTCGCTGGGCTTCCAGGTCACATCAACGTGATGCAGTGCCACGATGCGCTGTTGCACGTTGGTACCGGCGCCCATGCGCGGGGTCGAACCGATCATTACGCGCACCTTGCCGCCGTTCACGGCGTCAAACAGTGCGGCCTTCTGCTCGTCGTTGTTGGCCTCCTGAACGAACCGGATTTCGTTGGCGGGGATGCCAGCGGCGATCAGGTTGTCCTTGATCTGCTGGTAGGCGCTCCATGGGGAGGTTTGCGCCATACGCAGCTCGGCAATCTCCTGGGGATCGTAGCGGTCGAGGGCTTCTTGCGCCTCGTCAAACGCCTCTTGGTTGTCGTCGCGCAGTGCGGCATCACGCTTGGCGATCAGGTCATCGTAGGCCTTGATGATCGCGTCGTCACCCTTGGCCTTGGGAACAGAGCGGTCCAGGAATACGAGCTGCGTGCCCTTGTCGGCATCCCACTTGTCGTAGATGCGCTTGATGTTCTCGCTCACCACCTGCAGCTTGCCGCCTTCCTCGGCGCTGGTGCTGCGCGGGTCCACTGCACGGATGTCCAGAGACAGCTTGCGCGCCCGGTCCATCAGGCGCAGGCGCTCTGCGTTGCGCTCGTAGGGGTCTTCGATGCCGTCCAGGCCGTCGAATCCGTCCATCACCTCCTTGAGGCCCTGTTCTTGTGCTGGCGTGGGCTTGATGGCCACCAGGTTGCGGTCCTTCCCACCGGCCACCTTGGGCACAGGGAATTCGCGGCCGGGGTTGTCCTCGGCGTAGAAGCGCTTGATGTCGTCCAGGCTCACGGCGTCCGTGACCTGGTAGTACAGGTCCATCAGCGAGCGCATGTTCGACCACGTGCGGCCCAGGCGAGTGACCTGCTTGAGGCGGCCGGATTCGGTGGGCTCAAACGCAGGCGTGGCCTCCACGAACTGCGCGCGGAAGGCGTCGAAGTGGGACAGGCCCATTTCGTCCAGCGCGTCGGCCGCCAGGTAGCGCAGCATCGTGAACATTTCCACGGCGCTATTGCTGATCGGTGTGCCAGTCAGGAAAGTGACGCTACCGGTGGGCTGCTCGCGCAGCACCCGCACCTTGTTGTAGAGGTCGTTGGCCTTGCGCGAACCGGTCTTGTCGCCCATGCCGCGCACACCCGTCAGGTTGGACGAGTAGTACAGGTTCTTGAACTCATGGGCTTCGTCCACGGTCAGGTCATCCACGCCCAGCTGCTCAAAGGTCAGCAGGCGGTCGCGCACTCCCTCCGCCAGGCGATCCATGCGAGCCTGAATTTTCTCGGCCAGGCGCTCGGCCTCCTTCACGTTGAAGGGCTTGCGGCGCCCGTTGTCGGTGCCGTCCTCCTTGGCCTGCTCCCAGGCGTCCTCGATGGCGGCCTGCGCCTGGGCCATTTCCAGCTCCAGGTAGCGAGACTCCGTTTCCGGGGCAATGCCGATGAACCCGAAGGACGAATGGGGCACGATCACGATGTCCCAGTCGCCCGTGGCGATCTTGCCGAACAGGCGGCGGCGGCGCTTGGCCTCGAAATCCTTCTTGCCGGCGGCCAGCACCTTGGCGCCAGGGTACAGACGGTACACATCGGCGGCCCACTGCTCCACCAGGTGATTGGGGACAGCCACCATGGGCTTGCGCGAAAGCCCCATGCGGCGGCGCTCCATCGCACGCGCGATGGCGGTGAAGGTCTTGCCCGCGCCCACGGCGTGGTCCACCAGCATGAAGCGCTCGTAGATACCGCGCCAGATGGCATTCATCTGGTGTCGGCGCATCTTGAGGATGGCGTCGGGCACCTTGCCGGGCAGTTGCAGGTGCTGCCCATTGAACTGGCGCACCACGCGCGTGTTGAACTTCTCGTTGAACACATCCACCAGACGCTGGCGGCGCTCGCCATTCTTGAAAACCCAGTCGCCAAACTCGGCCTCAATCTCGCGGGCCTTGAGCCCAGCCAGGGCGGTGCGCTCCTTGTCGATGAAGGTGTTGCCGTCCGCATCGCGGGCGGTGACGGTCACAGCTTTGCTGTTCAGGATGCGGGTGATGATGTAGTCGGCTGGCGCACCCTCGCTGCTCCAGTTGGACATGCTGGTGCGCTCGGCGCCGTCCACGCTGACACTGAAACTGTTGGTCAGAGCCGAAAAGCTCACCCGCGCCTTGCCGCCCACCAGATGGCGCACAAAATCTGCATAGATTTCAGGCGGCACCCAGGTGGCGCCCATGGTCACAGCCACGTTCTCTGCGGTCCAGTCGGCGGGAATGACCTTCTCCAGTGCCTGAGCGTTTTTGGTCATGCCAGCGGCGCGCGCAGCGTTCAGCTTGCGCTTGACCATGCCCGACAGGTAGGCGTCGGCCGTCTCCCACAGGCCGGTTTCAGGGTCTTTGAACACCAACGGGTCAGTGCCCTGTTGCAAGGCCTCTCCAGCCTGCTCCGGGCTAATATCCAGGAGGCTGGCGATGCGGTCCATGTCCACGCGGCCGGACTCGGCCAGGGTGATGGCCAGGGCGTCCGATGGGCTGGCGGCCTTGGTCGCGGGCTCATACTTGGGCACCACGCGCTCACGCAGGATCGGTGCCGGCGTGGCCTTCTCTTTCTGCGCCTCCAGCCCGGAGCGCGCAGCCTGCTCTGCGGTGCGCTCGGGCTGGTAGTCCACCTCCAGGGCGGCGATCAGGCCGCCGTCCGGCATGGTCATCGCCAGTCTCATGTTGGTGGCACGCCCCACCGGGCCATTGGCCTTGACGAATGCCTCGTAGGCAGCGGCCAGGCTCTTGCGGTTGCCCTCCATCATGGCGGGCACGGCGTCGGCCGTTTCCAGCACCAGCTGGCGCTTGAGCAGGTCGCGCAGGCCCACCAGCCCACTGAGGCGCTTCATGCCCAGCTTGCCCAGGCGCAGCTTCTCGGGCACGTCCTCGGGCTTGGCGTAGACCTTTCGCTCGTACAGGTTCTTGCGCGTGGCCTCGCCATTGGCGTTCATGGCCTTGACGTTCTTGCCTTGCTCGTCCAGCACGGGCTCCATGCTGTACCACTGGCCCTCTGCGTTCTGGCTCAGGGATTCATGCCAGGGGCTGTTTTCGTCAATCTCCTGGTAGGCAAACTCGAAATCGCCTTCCGGCGTCTCGCGCTCGATCACGCGCTGCAGCTTGCCGTCCGGGCTGGCCTTGATGTGCCCGGCCTCTTCGTTGGCCACGGCGATGCGCAGAGCGTCGCTCATGGACTTGTGGCGCGCGGCGGTAGCGTCCAGCACATCCTGCTGGAAGTTCTGGATGCCTTCTGGCAGGCGCTGCACAGCGGCGCGCAGCAGCTCGCCCAGTTCTGCAGGATTGTCCAAGCGCACTGTGATGTCTGCGCCATGCTGCATGGAACCGGAGCGCTCCATGACGCCCAGCACATTCGCCGGGTTCTCTGCGAAATAGGCGTTGACGTTCATGGCCTCGCCGCCCAGCGGGTCGGGCACCTTGACCGTTTCCACCCAGGAGGGCACCAGCGCGGCGGCGGCTGCGTCCGCCCCCTTCTTGTTGGCCTTGAGCTTGTTGTATTCCGTGATGGCGGCCTGCATCGCGGCCTGGTCGCCCGCATCCATCTTCTGGAAGATCAGGATGTCAGTGACCACCTCCGTGCGCGCGTTCTCCTTGAATGCGGTGTCAGGCAAGCGGATCGCGGCCACCAAGCGCGCCTGCGCGGCCAGTGCCAAGCGGCTGCTCTTGTCCTGCGCGTCCATGAGGAAGCGCGACACCACCATGGCCTGAATGCCGCCGGGGCGCAGCGCATCCATGCCAGCGCGGAAAAACTGGTTGTGAATCGACACGCCCTGCAGCTCGGGCTTGAACTGGAAGCGCAGGGACTCGCTGCCGAACGGCGGGTTGCCGATGTTCAGCATGAAAGCGTTGTCGGCCACCGGTACCTTCTGGAAACCGGAATGCAGCACCGTCGCCTGCGGGTACAGGGCTTGGCCGATGCGCGCGGTCAGGCTGTCGTATTCGACACCCACGAACCGATTGGGCATGTCCTTGGGGGCCAGGCCCAGGAAGTTGCCGGAGCCCATCGAGGATTCCAGCACCAATCCGCCACGGTAGCCCAGGCGGCGCACCATATCCCACATCGCCGACACCACGGTCTGGGAGGTGTAGTGCGCGTTTCGCGTCGAGCGGCGCGCGGCGGTGTATTCCTCCTTGGTCAGCAGATCGCGCAGTTCCTCACCACGCGCACGCCACTTGTCCTTGAACTGGCCGGTACCGGGGTCGGGGAATGCATTGGCCAGGCCACCCCAGCCCACATAGCGGGCCAGCATTGCCTGTTCTTCCGGGGTTGCGCGGCGGTTGGCAGCCTCGATAGCCTTGAGGGTGCGGATTGCGGCCAGGTTGTCGGTGAACTTTTGAACCTCACCGCCCTTGCCCAGGCCCACCTCGTCGGTGATCTGGAAGTCGGCGGCAGGAATGTTCGGGGCGCTGGCCTCGCCCCCAGGGACGGCTACGCGCCCATCTGCTTGCGGTACTGGCTCTCCAGTTGCGCCAGCTCCTTGCGCTCCCACGGCTCCAGCTCGGCCTCGGGCTCTGGTTTTAGGAGCACGTACTGGCTCAACGCCACTTCCTCCGCCTCGTGCTGGCGAAAACCCTGCTCCATCAGCGACAGCACTTCCTGCTGCGCCTGTTTGCCCGCTGTTTGCAGCGCCTGCTCCAGCTCCCCGCTCGCTTTCAGCGCGGCCACCTTCTTGGGCAGCCACTGCGTCCAGTGCTTGCGGGCTTTCGCTTCGTACAGTTGTGCGCTCATCGCTGGGGTTCTCCTGCTGTGCATTATCGGCCTCGTCCTCTTCTGCAGCAACAGAGGCCTCGTGCGCCTCAATTTCTGCCTTGCTCTCCACGTCGATGACCGCGCGCTTGGTATCCGCTCCCGTCTTGCCCCCCGCCATGGCGATGTAGGCGCCCTGCAGGTGATCCAGCGTCAGGGCGTCAGCCGCATCGTCGCCCAGGTTGGCGCGGATCTGGTCCAGGGCGAACTTGGCCGAATCCTTGAACTTGTGATACCCCAGGCGGAAAGCGGCATCCAGCACGCGCGTGAGCACTGGCAGCAGCTTTTGCTCCTGCTCGGGCATGATGTTCATGCGGGTGTTCTTGCCCAGGATGTCGCCCAGATCGGCCAGGGCGTTCATCAGATCGGCCTGCGCGCGCACCTGATCAGCGCTGGGCTTCTTGGCAGCAGGAGGTGCCTTTTTTGCTACTGAATTCGTAGCTACCGGCGCTTCTTTGGTGCTGGTACCGGTCTGATTTTCATCAGAAACATTGATGGCGTTTTCTGCAGCTGGTGCCGGGCTGGCAGCAGACTTGGCCGCCTCGCTCTCTGCCGCCGTCATGAACTCGGGTTTCAGCTCGCCGCGCGTTACCTGCATGCCCTGGCGCGTGGGGCGCATGGACACGGTTTCCTCGATGCGCACGCCGCCCTGGGCATACCAGCGCACGCCGTTCTTGTCCTGGCGAATCATCACGCCGTCAGAGCGGCGGCCGACGATAGTGTTTCCGTCCTTGTCCGCTTCTGAATTGATAGCTGCTGGTGCAGATTCGGCGCTGGTACCGGCCTGCTCTTGCTCCGCATCCTGACGGGATACGGATGGTGCTGCGACTGGCGCAGCCTCGCCCGTGGGCGATGTGCCGACGGAAAGCAAAGCACGTTCGCCATTCGCCTTGGCGGCAGTCACAACGCCCTCGCGCTCCATGCGCTCCATCAGCGCATTGACTTCATCGAAACCAATACCCAGGGCATCCTGAATAGCCGGACGCTTCACTACGCCTGCGCTGCGCACCAACTCCAGAGCCTTGGTGTAGGTTGCATCATTCTTCGCGCTGGGCTCCATCGCCTCGGCCAGCTTGCGCTGAACATCGCGGTTCAGATCGGCCCAGGCCGCGCGGTGGACGTTCTTGCGCACGATGGGCTTGAGGTCCGCCCGCTGGGCCAGGGCCTGGCGTTCGGCAGTGGGCATACGCGTCCATGCATCGCCAGTGCTGGCTACGCGCTGTGCAGAGCCTTCTGCTTGCGGCGCAACTTGCGCGCCTGGCGCTGCCGCTGCTTGCATTCCAGGGTTCGCAGTCGGGGCGCCATCGATCAGGCCTGCAGCGGCTGCTTGCTGCGCGCCATCCGCGCCTGAGCGTCCTTGAGCATCTGGTGCTCCACGTGCGACTGCTGGCGCTGCTCCGACTTGCGACGGTTGCGCGCTACCTTGCTGGGCTTGGGCGGCTTGAGGGCCATTGCGGTTTCCTTCTGTGGTTGCGGGAATGGTCAGATCGGCCGGTACGGGGCCGGCGTCTTCCGTCAGGGAGGCAAAAGCGGCATCGGCGCGCTCGGCACCGGGCACGCTGGCGCGCTGTTCGGCATCCAGCTCGGCCTGCAGCTCCTGCTGCTCACGCAGTGCGCGGCGTCGGCCCAGTTCCTGGGCCAGTTGCATGCGGACCTCGCGCGACTGAGCGCCACGGAAGGTGTTGGACAACTGGGCATCGCTCCAGCTCTCCATGGGCAAGCCCTGCGAAATTTCGCCGGTTTCTTGGTTCACACCTTGCTGCGTAAGCGCTTGCCGCTCTTGTTTTTGATTGCTTTGGGCAGGTTTCTTGCCCTGCTTTTGCGCCACTTCGGCGGCCTGGGCCAGCGCGGCAGCCTGCTGCACCTGGTCAGATACGCCGGTATCGACAGCCAGTGCAGCACCAGCAGACAGCGGGCCTGCGGCAGGGTTCAGGCCCATGGCGACGGAAGGCTTGACAGGATCGGGTGCACTCAGGCGGTCCATCGTGGCCGCACGCTGCTCCGGCGTGGCAGCGCGGAACCACTTGAACTGCTGCGCAAGTTCCTTCTCTGCGGATGCGCGGTTTTCAGGGCTCACCTTTCCGCCGTAGGTGCGCTCCACATAGTCCATCTGACCACGCATGGTTGAGCGGTCAGATCCATCCCGCAGATTGCTCCAGGCTCGGTATACGGCGTCGGTGTCCAGCATGTCCGCTATGGATGGCGCGGCATTTTCATCGCGCGTCACGTTCTGACTGGACTGCATGCCCGTGGACTGGTAAATCTCGTCGTCAGGGCTCTGCACAGCGCGCGAGGCATCAATGGCAGCCTGGCGCTGGGCTTCGGCCTGGGCCTGCTGCTGCGCCAGCGCGGCGGCGCCATCGGGTGGCGCGGTCTGGGGCACGGGCGGATCGCCCTGCTCCTGCTGCTGCAGCGCCGCCAGTTGGGCAGCGAATGCCTGCTGGATGCGTTCCATGCCCGGGTTGGTGGGGGCGGCACCCGGCTGCGCACCGCCATCGGCGGGTACCGCGCCAGGTTGGGCGGTTGGCGCATCACCAGCACCGCCCTTCGGCTGCCTGATGCCGTGGTAGCCAGCGGCTGCGCCGCCCATAGCGCCACCAGACAGCACGCCCATGACCACGGCTGAATCCACATCCGTCAGCCAGTCCTTGCCCAGGGCCACGTTCTGGAAAATCTGCTCGGCCACGGACTGCGGCAGTTCTTCGAGGAAGCCTTCGGAGATTGCCCCCGAGATCACCTGGCGCGGGATGCTCTTGGCCGCCAGCTGCTGCACCAGCGGGTTCGCGGCTGCACGTGCTGCGCCGTCCGCTTCTGTCTTGGCCATACCCTTTGTGCCCTGGGCGAGCATGGTTTCGGCGTCACCGATACCCAGTTTGTTGGCGACACGCCCGCTGAATGCGCCGATGGCACCACCCACAAGGCCGGTCGCAAGAGCAAGGCCCGATTGAGTAGGCGTGAGCGAACCATCCGGGGTTTCTTGGCGGATCTGCTCGGCCGCAGAGCCCGCCATGGTGATGCCCTCACCAGCAGCGCCAGCCAGCGCAGCGCCCTTGGCGCCCATCTGTCCGAGTTTCGTGGCGGCCATCAGACCGCGCGAGGCAACACCACCGGCACCCATGGCGCCCAGAGACTCACCTACACCCTCAAGGATCAGGCTCGGGTTTTGGATGGCAGCAACCGTCTTATCCACGATGCCATCGGCCTCATTGAACTTCCGGTGGGCTTCGCGCGAAGCATCAGACTTGATCGTTTCATTGACAAACTCTTTGGCCTGCTTGGGCCGGAAGCCTACGGAGCCGCCCTCGTTCTCCAAGAACTTGCCTACGGCACCGCCCGTGGGGATGTCGGCCAGGCCCACGACGGCCTCGGGCACGCTGATGGCACTGTTGATTGCTGTGCCTGCAACATCCTGCGCCCAGCCCTTGAAGCCACGCGATGGGGTCTGCCCCGTCGCCTCTTCGTAGCTGAACGGCTTAGCCGATTCGGACTTAGTGGAGGGTGCCGGCTTTGCGGCGTCTTCGTAGGAGAAGGTATCGCTCATGCACGCATGCTCGCGTGCAGAGCTGAAAGCGCCGAACCCTATACGGGGCGCGCCACCCTTCACCAGCCGCGTCGGCACCACCAACGCTTGTGCTGGGACTGCTGATAGAGTGATGTGCGGAGGGAGTCACCTTGAACATTCGACACGCCATTGCAATCCTGTCTGCCGCCGCTGCTCTTTTCGCCAGCACAGCTCATGCGCAGGTTCATCGGTGCCAGGATCAGGCCGGCAAGATCATTTACTCAGACCGACCGTGCGCGCAGGGGCAGCAAGGCGGCCAAATTGAGCGCCAGCGCTCCAGAGAAGAAATACTTCGTGAGCGCCAAGAGGCCTATGACGCTGAAATGCGCAAGCAGCAGCGCAATGCTGCGGAACAGGAGCGCGAATGGAATGCCCGACAGGGGCAAATGGTGCCTCCCGCCATTGCCACGCAGCAAGGGCAAGAAAGCTGGCAGGCACGAAAGGAGCGAGAGAACGCCGCGACCTCCGCCAATTCGATCACCAACAAGCAGGGACGTTGGAACACAAAGCCTGAAGCAGAACATAAGGACGATGCACGGCGGCGCGCCGCACAAACCACCTTGCAGCCTATCCTCACCCACTGCGATAAAGCCTTTTGCTACGACAACCATGGTGGCGTGTATCACAAGGCTGGTCCTGACTTCATGACAAGCCCCACCGGCAGGCCGTGTCACAGAGCTGGAACAGTCTGGAATTGCAACTAAATTGATAGCACAAAGCCCTCAATGGGCGGTTGCGTGGCGATTTTCCAGCTGACTTATGCAGTTTGAAACTGTTTTCCGTCCCAGCGTGCCGGTCCTCGGGGCGTCTGGTACACCTGGCCTGCCTTGAGCTGATCCTTTGCAGGCAACGGCAATGGTGCTGTGGCGGCTGCATCCACCCGCTCGACCACGCCCGTCTGGGTGTTGTACCGATAGACGCTGCCATCGGTAGTGGACCCATCAGCGTTCTTCGTCGTCGGCGTCACCTGTACCTTCCAAGGCGACTCCGGCTGCTTTCCAGACAGGTCACGGATCTGCTGGGCGACTGCGGCCTTTTCCTCGGCTGTTTTCGCCGCGTTGTAGCGCGCGAATAGCTGCTCCTTCCGCTGCCCCTCGCGGATGTCGAAACCACGCACCTGCTCTTCCAGCCCCACGCGGCGCTGGTCAACAGCATTGCTCGCGTTGGCGCGGGTGTTCGCTCCAGCCTGCTGCACCTGCTCACGTTGCAGCCCGCCGGCCTGCTGCACGGCTTCGCGCTGGAGACCTCCGTTCTCGCGCATTGCAGTCTGATCGAGTCCGGGCTGGGCTTGCTGCAGCGCCTGGTCGGCTCTGAGCGCTTCCTGGTACGAGAGCACATCAGGCGGTACAAAACCGCGCCCGCCTCCGCTCCAGCCCGGCCGATTCGTAATGCTGCTGGCGCTGACTGCCTGATTGCGCAGGTTGTTGCGTGCGGCCCAGTCATTGGTGGAGTTGCGGATGACAGGCGCAGTGATGCCTGTAGGTTGAAACCCGGCAACGCGCGGCACCGTGTCCTGCTGCTGACGGGCGTAAAGCGCATCAGCCGCGGCAACGTTCTGGGCAGAGGGCATGCCACGTGGCGCGGCACCGTTCACGACCCCTTGTGCGGAATCGGAATAGCTGTTGCCTGAGCGGAATACACCTGGCATCACCTGGCCGGTGTTGCCCCCCGTGGAAGCGGCCACCTCAGCTGCGCCGGAAATGGGCGCAGCGGTAGCCTGTACTGGCGGCGCTGCCTGGGTACCGGATGCGGGGGCCTGGCCGCCTTGGGCGTCAGGTGCACGGGGTGCAGCTGGGCTCGGCGACGCCTGGGTAGTCGCAGGCGCCTCCGGTGCCGAATCCCCACCGGTGATGCCATTCCAGAAGCCTCTCGCTACTCCACCCAGCGGGGCAACGGTGTTGTATGCGAATTCGCCAACGGCCGTTGGGATGGCGGTGATAGCACCGCGCGCCACTGCGCCGGCCGCGCCAGCGACTCCATCGACACCGCCACGGTCCCATGAAGCCTGTGCGTCTTGGGCCGCGCCATCCATTACTGCCTTCGTGCGCCAGCCCTCCACCTCGGTCGCAGGAGGGGGCACGACAGGCGCAGGTGCCGGGCGACCGCCAGCGGTATTGCGCCCCATCTGCGGGAACACGCCGAAGGCTGCTTGCGGCTCGGGCGGCGGCGCTGCCGGTGGCGGTGCGGTTGGCGCCGGAGGCCGATTTGCTGCGGCAGCCTGAGCGCCCTGCACGTACATGGAGGTCTGGTTGGCCAACCGCTTCTTTTGCTCATCGTCCACAACGCCGCCGTCGGCAAAGAACTGGCGCGGCTCCTCCGTCTCTGCCTGGGGGGCGAAGCCGCGCACCGGCTTATGAGTGGCATCACGCATTACTGTCAGCACAGCCTCACCCAGCGCCTGAACCTGCTCGGGCGGCAGCTCGAACTCACCGGCACTCAGGCGCACGGGCATTTTTTCGCCCTGCTCTTCCATGTCGCCGTCGTCCATTTCACCCATTTCCTCCAGCGCCTCCGGGCCAATGGCCTGGGTGCTGTCGGCGGGCATGATGAAGGTGCCGGGGCGCTTTTCGGTTTTGATCGAATCGCTGGTGCCCGTCCCAGGCCCGCGGATCAGGCCACCTGCCTTGAACCCACGCGGCTTGACCGTGCCGCCATCAGCCAGGCCAGCAGCCTTCTCGCGGCGCTTCATCGCGCCCATTCCAGCGTAGTCGCTCACCGCAGGTGCGGGGGCTGGCGCTGGTGTCTCGGCAGGTTTCTCTTGCGCAGCCTGCGCGCGGTACGCGGCCACACGCGCATTGCGTTCCTCGTCCATACCGAAGACACGCTTGAGGCCTTGCACCAGGCCACCATCCGCAAATTTTTGTGGTTGAAAGCCTCGCATGTGGAGCCTCCGTAGATTCAATGCCGTGATTCTTCGCAGAAGATGCCCGCAGAAGAAACCCTATACATGGCGCCAATACCGCCAAACCATGTTGGGGGGGGCGGCTGCTGCCGCCGTCTACCCTAGAGGGACTCCCGTGGCGACACAGTGCCAGATACGTCGCCGCCGTAGCTGTATCCGACAGACATGGACGCGCTGCCACTGATGCCAGCGCTGGTGTGCATCATCCCGTACGCCGACGAGGTGAGCTGCGCGTAAACCTGGGTTCCCGCTTTGGCGGCTTCCATCCGGGCGTTGTTGGCCTGGATTGCCCAGTCGCCGTTGATCTTCGCAGTCTGCACTACGATGTTCTGGCTCGCCTCGTACTGGCGGATCTGCGACTCCCAGACCTTCGTGTGCATCTGCGCAGACGACTCGACCGCTGCGGCCCCCGCCTTGTACCCTTCCAGCAGCGCGGTGGACTGCGTGCCCAGCGCCGCGATGCGGCTACGCTCGGCTTCGACCTGTGCGGCATACCCGCGCCATTGCGCCTCCTTGGCCTGCGCAAGCGCGCTGTAGCGGCTGATTTCAGCGCGGGCCTTTTCCGCCTGCGCGCCTGTGCGGGCACTGAACGCCTGGGCTTTGACGCGGTAGACCTCCACCTTGGTCGCTTCGGCCTGCACGCCTGCCTTGTAGGCCTCCACCTTGGATGTCTCCGCGTTGACCTGGGCGACGTAGGCTTTGATCTGTTCTCCGGCTGCGCCAATCCGGGCCTGCTCCAACTGGATGAGGGTGTTGGCCGCGCCGACCTGGGCCTTGTAGATCTCCACCTGGGACAACCCCGCTTCGATCTGGGCCTTGTACTGCTGCACCAACGCCTGGTTCACATCAGCCTTGGTCTGCTCGGCCTGCAGCTCTGCCTTGTAGACCTCGACCTTGGACAGCTCGGCGTCCATGATGGTCTTGTAGGCGGTCGCGTAGGTGTTGTACGCAGACAGCAGGGCCTTGAATTGCTCGACCTGTGCGTTGTAGACCTGAACGGCGTTGTCGGCCGTCACCTTCGCCGTCTCGAACGTCAACTGCTCCAGCTTGAAGCTGTAGTCGATGAGCTGGCCCTCCAGCTGCATGCCCGAGGCGATGGTCTGTTTCAGGTTTTCCTGTTCCAGCTCGGCTTGCTTGATGGCCACGTCGCGCGACAGCCCGCTGAGCTTGTCGTAGTAGTTCTGCTGGGCCTCACGCAGCTGCGCCGCCAGCACGCCGCTGGGCAGCTGAAAGCCCATGGCCTCGCTGGCGCGCATGATCTCGGCCTCGTTGCCAAGAGCCACCTGGGTTTCGCGGCTGCGGGCACGGTCCCAGATGGCCTGCTCGACAGCAGCTGGCAGCCCGGTGCCCCCCGCCATGCGCGCGGTCAGCACCGACTTCAGGGTGTTCAGCAGATCGGATGCGTACTGCGGGCCGGCAATGTAGCTGTACGGGGTCGGCGCCACCAGCTCCAGCGTCGGGATGTCAGTCAGCTTGTCCAGGTATTCCTGGTGCAGGTCCACCCCGCCGAACGTGGGCGTGCTCAACGACAGGTACGTGGGCGCATCCACGACGGGGAGGGTCGGGGCATCTGGCACGGTCACATCGTTCACGTCCGGGATGACTGGGGCCGCGCCGTACGACAGCGCTGGGGCGGTCGGCAAGTTCAACGTCGGCGACGCTTCGGTGAAGTCCGCGATGTCGATGACGGGCTCGGCCAGCGCCCACTCACCCGGCGCTGTCGGGGCGACGAATGCGATGGTCGGCATCTCCGGTACCGCGGGCAGGCCCGGCAACGATGGCGCCGCCAGGCTGTTCCACGTCACGCTGATGGTCGGCGGCGCGTAGACGCTGGATGAAAGCGCGGAGGCGAAGCCATCGAGCTGCTGCTGCGCGTTCTGCGCGTAATCCTGCGCGAGAGCGAACGACTGGTTGACGAGTTCTGCTGCGGATGCCATGGTTAAACCCTCCGGGTCTTGGATTCGGCGACCAGCACCTCAATGCGGTCGAGTTGGAAAGGTGCGCCATCGGTGTTGCTGTACCCGAAGGCGAGGTAGTTCTCACGGATGCCCTGCCCCGGCTTGCAGCGCGACTCGCCGGTGGCGCGCACAGGGAACTGGTAGCTGTAGCTGTCTTCCTCGCCGGTCACAGTCAGGGTGCTGGTGCCCTCACCCTTGAGCGAGAAGTACACCATCAGTGCGGTCTTTTTGAGTGATCCGCCCCACAACTGCTTGCCGGTGGTGACCTGGGCCACGATAGGCTGACCCGCATCGGTGTCGCCACCCAGCGTGAACAGGCCGGCGGCCGAACCGGCGTGCGTCGGTGTGATGGACTGGAACCCGAACCCGGTGTACTCGGTGACAGCGCCCGTGAGGGTGTTGAATGTGATGGTGTTCATGGTCATACCCGGTTGATCTTGATGTTCCGAAGCAGTGCGTTGATTGGGCGCGTTTTGCGGACTGGAGGCCTCACCGTGGTGTCCAGCGCGCCCTGGAGGTCTGCAGACCAATCGACGAACTCGCCATCCAGGATCTCGACGGTGAACACCTTGTTGATGAGGTCGTCCCGGAACGCCGGCATCCACTCGTAGGAGCCATCGTTGGCGCCCGTCAGGCTGACACCGGCCTGCACCATGTCCAGCAGCCAGGTCGCCCCGGATAGTTCGCTGATCTTGAACGTCCGGGAATAGCGGAGCCCGGTGGTCGTCTTGTGGTGCGGATACTCCCGACCGTTCTCCATGCGGGAAAACTCAATGTTCTTGCTGCTGGAGATCCCAGCAAAACCGCCGAGCGTCTCTACGTCCTGCGCCGCAAAGTGCGGGTTGGTGTCCTGCGTGGTCCCGATGTTCTGCAACTGCTTGAACGAGGCCACGGTCGGGTTTACCTGCGGTGCCGTGTAGACCGTGATGGCGTTGATGGGGTCGTACATGGCGATGCTTGGCCAGAGGTACACGTTCGGGTACAGCGTCTTGAAGGCCTCAAAGGGCTCCCGTGTGCATTCCCCGAACAGCAGCTGCTTGTTGATGACGTTGCCGTTCCAGTTGGCCTCAAAGCTGATGGTGTATGTGTAGTCGCCCGGGGTGGAGAGAGCAACCTTGCCAGGGATGGTCGAGCCCACTGGCTCAGTCCACCGTGCGCCAGAGCATGTGACCCGCACCTTGATGGCGGCGATGAAGCGACTCTTGTGGTCGTAGTCAATAACGAAGCGGCTGGTGTAGTCATAGTCCAGCGTGTTTTCCCGGCCCCGCTCCGTTTCTTCTGCGGGCTTGGCGTTGTCCGCGACGTACTGATCTCTGATGCCTGCCCAGCGGGGGTTCTGGTCAGAGCTGTCGATCGTCGACGAGTAGATGTCGGCGGTGGTGTATATATCCCCAAGGGAGCCGCCTGACGGAAGCTGTTGCTGTGCGGGTAGTTCGCCTGGGATGTTGGGGCTGTCAAAAAGGCTGTACGCAAAATAGTACGAGCTAAATTCTTTGTACAGGCGCTGGGACTGCTTGAACCCCACCATCCCGCCGACGGTGGTACCTTCAAAAGACCGTAGTTTGGCCCACCCGAAATCAAACTCCGCAGAGTTGGACACATCCACTATGTGGTGACACTCACGGCGGGCCAGCTCCTCTGAGGTGACGCCGTAGCCTGCCGCGTTGTACTGCGGAAAAATACTGCTGGCCCCCCACGGACGCAGCCCGTACCCGTAGGTCTGGTTCCCGAAAATGAGCCTCCCGCTTACGGGGTAGCAAATGTCGTGGGTGTACTGAACCTCTTCAGTGCCGTCGCAGTTGGAGACTGCGATGATGGGGATTTGCTGCGGGGCGCTTTTGTGCGGGGTCGTGATAGTCCTCGACGCATCGCCGCCGGCGCCCACAGACAGTATGTTCAGAGGGACTACTTTCTCCGTCATGTTTTGCCGGGCCCCCACGGACTGCACGTTGCCGGGTGGGTACTCCTCCCACCCGAACCCGCCAGTCAAGGTGAGTTGATAAGTCCCGAAAGTGCGGGTGTCGCTGGTAAAAGGCACATCGTCCCGAGTAATACTGATCGCGGACAGGTTCGCGTCGATATCGTCCACCAAGTTCGTGAAATTGGCGACCGCATCGTCGGCGGCAACAGGCAGCGGGTGCCAGAACTCTGTCGTGGCGGCGCCGCCTAGCGAGTAACTCTCCTTGCCCGTGCGCGTGACTGCCTGCCGCGCCACCGAGAAGAATGTGCTGCCCAGGCCAACGCTCTCCTTCTTCAGGACTTGAAATAGGCCGGCGTTGCCACGGTTGTCCATGGTCAGCGGGAACACTGTCACCTCAGTCGGGTTGTCGCCGGTCGCGGTCGTACTGAGCGCGGTTGTGACCAGCGCCGTGTTCTTGGCGTTGCGGATGGTCTTGCCGTCTGAAAAGTGCGCCGGGTGAATGCACTGCCACAGAGGTTTGCCGCCATACTTCAACGCAACCGGCTTGATCGCGCCAGACAGCCCCGGGTGGTGCTTGAAGTCCCAGAGCCCGGCGGGCTTGCCAGCCTCACCTGTGGCAACTAGCGGGTAGACGTTGATCCCGGTGTCGCCCAGGCGGTCAGGCTTCATGTCCTCTGCGTAGTGCGCACCGCCAACGATCCCGTTTCTTGCCTGGGCGACGTTGTAGACGGTCTTCTCCTTCCCGATGATCTGCGGGGAGATCCAGCTGCCCTCAACACAAAATCCATGCGCAAGCTCGACACCCACATCGCCGCCCCCAGCAGGCCACACGAACACGGTGTCCTGGCCATAGTTCGACACCATACGGATGCGCGTGCCGTCTGTCAGCGTCCGCTCCTGCACCATATACGGGATGATGGACACCTTCAGTGCGTACGTCATGAGCTGGTAATGGTGCGCAACCATGCCCATCTGCCCTGGCGTCGGGCGCACGTCATTCATCACCACCAAGCGCGGTGGCGCGCGCCCTGTGATCGGGTCACCCTGCAGGTCGGTCCAGTTGTGGTTGCGCAGGTTCATTGCGGGACCGCCAGGTACTGTGGGGCGCCGCCGACCATGCGGAACGTGGCGGCCACCTCAGTCACGTCGGTGGCGTAGCGGCCCTCGGTCATGCGGGAGATACCGCCGTCGCTGAACCCCGCAACGATGCCGCGCCCGGCGATGCAGACCATGGCCGCGCCCTGCCCTGCGCCCTGCCCGCGCTGCACCAACTCGCCGCGAACGGCAACGCCAGAGCCCAGCACCACGGGGCCATCCAGCACGCGGGTGTAGGCCAGCTTGTCGAACTCGGTCCCGGCCAGAAACGCCAGTTCTTTCGTGGTGCCCACGAAGATGCCGCCGTCAACGGGCTGGATCAGCGTGAGGTCGCCCGAGAACTGCTTGAAGTCCCGGCGCATGTCGCACAGCTCCCAACTGTTGGTCTTGGAGGCGTAAAGCACAGGGCCCACGGCGGTCAGCACCCGGCCGCGCCAAAATGCCGTGACCGTGCCCACCGGCATCGGCTGCAGGAAGTCGGTTCGGCACGGCAGCACCAGGGCCTCGTTCTTGCCCAGGTAGGCGAAAGAATCGTTGAAGGCGCTGCCGGCCAGGTATGCCTGGTCGCCGTTTGCGCTGGTCAGGTAGACATTGATCTTGTGGCCTTCCAGCACGGGCAGGCCCGTCAGCAGGATGCCACCGTCCGGCACGGGCGTGGGGTTGGAGTAGATCGGCCCACCCTCAAGGCCATCGCTCAGGCGGACGTAGGTGAGCTGGTATTGATAGTCGCCGGGGAACAGGTCCCCGGACAAAGGTGTCAGTGCGCCAAGATCGGCCGGAATCGGTACGCCCCAGGCCGTGGCCGCGGAGCCGCTCGCGATTCCGTTGATGAGGCCGTTGCTGAACGTGGTGCGGCCATCCGGCAAGTTGCAGTACCAGACTCGACTGGGGCCGAGCGACGGGTACAGGGTGGTGCGCGAGCCGCCGGCCGCGTCCATGGCGATCAAGTCCCCGCCATCGACCGTGGCCAGCATGAACCCATCCGCCTGGTGCAGATTCTTGTGGCAGGTGTCCAGCGCCTCGTCGTAGCCTACGCGGCGGATGAGGTCGCCAGATAGGCCGGCGTCAACGTTCGTGGCCGCAGCCAGCTCACTGCCACCGAGCCGGTGGGATGCGAGCACGTTGTTGATGCCGGAGAACTTCTCGAACGTCAGCATGCGCTGCTCCTGGACAGTAGGGGCTTGCCGAAGCGGGCGGAAGCATGCAGGCCCGTCGCGCGGTACCGCTGCGCGCAAGCCGGTGTGCCGAAGCCACCGGGGCCAAGCAGATGAGCCGCCTGGTAGGCGTTGATCTTGTAGGCCGCCGCGCGGCCGAAGCGCGCGGCGCCGATCAGGCTGCGGGCCCGGTAGGTGTCGCTGCGCTCGGTGGTGGGGCGGCCCCACTTTGTCGGGGCGTGGATGCCCGCCGCCAGCTGCACTCGCGCCACCACCGGGGTGCCGAACACGGTGTTCGGTAGGCTCACTGCGCGCTGCGACAACATCAGTGAGGGGGCGCCGAAATACAGCGTCGGCCCAATAGACTGCGCGCCCATACGGGCCCGGGCGACTGGTACACCGAACTGCCCCGGTGCGTATCCCTGGGCCTGCGCAGCGACACTGGCTGCCACGGACGCGAGGCCGTAGGCCCCCGATAGAAACGGCGCTGCAGCCACGTACTGGTGGGCGCCGGCGACAGGCGGCACATATCTGGTCGGCACGCCAATCTTCTCGGCGCCGAACCCCGATGCGGTGGCGACCTGGGGCACCGGGCTGGATGGGGTGCCGTGGCTCGTGCTGTAGATACCCGTCGCGCTGAGGCGCACACGCCCAGTGGGGGTGCCGAACGTCGTGGTTTCGAACCCGCTCGCGGCGGCGGTGGTGTGAACCAGCACAAACGCAGCTGGGCTACCGAGCGGTGTCGCTGCAGCGGCCTCCGTGAGGATCGAGGCGATCACCAGGGGCCACACCAGGTTGGCGTCGCCCCCGGACGGCGCGGTGTATGCGCTGGCGCCTACCCACGAAAAGTTCGCAGCGCTCCCGGACGGCGGCGTGTAGCTCATACTGGCGTCACCCCGTTGAGGATGATGGCCTGCAGGCTCTCGCCGGAAGCGGGGTAGGCGATGACGCTGTGCGCACCGCCGTAGTCTGTAGGCATGGAGTACGCGCCAGTCACCGCGTCGCTGGTGATGGTCTTGACGATACTGTTCGCAGGGTTTGCCGTTGCCTCTTCGATAGCGATGACAGTCCTCGCGGCGGGGTTGCCAGCCGAGTCCACGACGGTGCCCTTCAGGCGGCCCATGAGCTGGACGTAACCGAAAGCCGCGACGGTCAGGGCCGCTGTGTACCCAGTGGTCGCCTGAACGCCGAAGCGCACCGCCGTCACGGACGACAGGTCCTTGGCGTGGAAGAACGCATTCGTGTTGGACGAGGCGCTGCCCGGGTTCGGCGTGTAGCGCACACCGTCTGCGCTGGCAATGAGTATGCCGTCCACGGACGGGTAGGACCCAGTCGATGCCTTTGCGGTCATCGTGCCCAGCGTGTTGCCGACATGCACGACGTTCTGGAAGTTCGCGGGGCTGCGGAACGAAACCGCCAGCACGACACTGGCGCCTGCAAGAAACTCAATGTCCACACGCGCGTAATCGCCGGTGTACGTGGTATTTCGGGCCCCGACGCGCCACGGCTCCCCGGGAATGAAGCGGCTCAGCGTCTTGGTGACAGAAGGCGCATTGGTCGTCCCGGAGGTAAACGCCCCGGTGGTACTGAACTCAGAAAAGCGCTCTATCCATAGCGGGTGGGATGTAGCTGCAGGATCGTATCTGTCGATGGAGGTCCCGCTCTGGCTGACCGCAGCGCAGGAAGCCAGCCATGAGCGTACTGTCATAGTGACTCTCCGTTCTTTCTAGCCGATCGTCGCGGACACGACTTCGACAGGGGTGCCTGCCACGACGGCGAGCACGTTCATCACCAGCTTGCCGGTGACTGCAGAGCTACCCGCCTGCGTCGGAAGGCTCAGGTACACAGTGCCGTCGCTGTCACAGAATTCCCCATAGGCCGCAGTACCGGACGCATCGGCGCTATCGTCGCGACCCGAGGCCATGATCGTGAGCTGCCCCGTCGCGCCATTGACCGTCCCGCAGGGCTTCGTCAGCGGGATCTGTGCCAGCAGCACGTCGGCCGCGCTGCGGATCTTGATGCTTCCGGCGAGCGCCCCGGAATCGATCAGGTCACGGAAGGTGGTGTGTACCGGTACCAGGGCGGCCACGCTGTAAGTCGCTTGTGCTGGAGCGGGCATGGCTGCTCATCACAGGCTGAAAATGCGGTATGCGCCGTTGTCCCACTGCACCGTGATGTCGCCACCGTTCGTCGCCAGCGGGAAGCCGGTGATGGTGTCGATGTAGTGCAGCAGCGGAGATGTCCCTGCAACCCCGGTGTCTTTGTAGATCACCACGCCTTCGAGGGTGTCGCCGGCCGCGACCGTCAGGAAGGTCACGTCAGCTGCGTCGAACACGCCGTTCGTGATGCTCTTGCCCGTCAGCGTCTGCGGCGTGCCGATCACATGGGCGCTCAGATGCGGACCGAAGAACTCGTCGTTCGCAAGGTCTTGCGCGTAGTTGTTCTTAACCAGTGCCACCTTGATGGTGTCTGTCATGTAGTTGACGGCGCTGGAGAGAAGTTTCTCTTTGCCTTTGGCGTAGTGGGCGTTGGCCATGGTTGGCTCCTTAATTTCTAGAACGCTCGACTGGAGGGGACTTAGGCCAAGATCGCCTCGTTGCGGTGCGCAATGTCCTCGCGCGTGATGCGGCGCATGTCGCTATCAGGGAGCGGCCCAAAATAGGCCGTGAATCCCTCTTCGGCTTTCTGCGCCCGTACTGGGTCAATCAGCTCCGCGTCTGGAACCGAAAACGCCTTGTGCAGCGCCCACAGCAGCAGGTGTTCGTGGTGCGCGGCGTGGATTTCTGGTGAAGCGGAGACGTCGTCGGCAGACAGCTCTTCAAGCGGGAGCCGGTAGGCCTCAATGGTCAATGTGCCGTCTTCCGCCGGCGTAGGGACGATGCGCACCGTGGTGTCGTTCTGCACCAGGTAGCGCGTGCCGCCGTCCATGTGATGCCAGTCGTCAGCATCACGCCAGTTGGGGTAGTTGGCGTTCAGCCATTCGCGCGACTTGAGCAAGAACTTGCCAGGCCGACCACCAGGAGCTGCTGGGCGAAAGCCGGTGTGCACCAGCTCGTAAACCGTGGGGTGCAGCTGGTAGGTGTGGGTCCCTGCCGTGACAGCCACCTCGCAGATGTCGGGGTTGGCATCCTCCGGCAGCAGACGGCCACGCACACAAGCCTGCGCTTGGGCATCGTTGAGCCAGTCCACAATGTCCGCGTTGGACCAGAAGTACGGCACCACCTTGTCATCGGCAAGCACGCGAAAGCGCCGGATCAGATCGCCGAGGGTCATTAGTTGAGCCCGCCATGCACCAGCGCCGTGACCTGGTTACGCAGGTCATCGACTTTGTTCTTGGTATCCAGCACCACGCCGTAGTTCGCCTTCGCAAATTCCGTCAATGCGGCCTTGGTCATTTGCGACACTTCCAGAAGAGTTGCCTCTGTCTGTTCTGCGGCCTTTTTCTCGCGCAGCTGCTGCTCGGTGGCCGCCTGCTTGGCCAGGGCCAGTGCCGCAGCGTTGTCGTCCTTGCCATCGTCGCCCTTGGCTGCGGGCTCTTTGCTCGCCTTTGCGGCCTTCTTGGCTTCGGCAGGAACGCGCTTGAACTCCAAGTAGCGCATCAGCGCCTTGGCGTCCGCTTCGGACACAAGCTTTTCTTCGCCGGGCTCCCAGGCGTTGCGCATGGGGGTACGGTCGGTGTACGGGGCCGTGCCCTCGTAGCGGATCAACTCAAATTTCATGGGAGCCTCCAGAAAAGGAGGCAGGCCGGTTACCCGGCCCGCCGTTCCTTACTTCACGCCTTCGGCAATGCCGTAGATCACCACCTCGATCTCCGAGGCCTTGTCGTTGCCCACCGTCTTGACGGTCAGCAGCAGGTTGGCGTCCTTGGGCAGCACGATGCTGGGGTTCGTGGTGGCGTTGCGCAGACGGGCTGCGGTGGCGATAGCCAGGCCAGCACCGAAGTAGTCCGCGTCCTGCGGTACAGCGGTGTCGTCCACGCCGTCCTTGTAGGCAAAGCCCAGATCGCCGGTGGCGGTAGCCTTCATGCCGGTCACCACCGTGACCTGGCTGTCAATGAAGCGGAAACCAGAAGGCAGGTGCCCCAGGTTCACGATGTCGTTGACAGCGATGGCCGCAGTGGAGTCGGAGTTGATGACCGCGCCCGTGGCGTTGGTCTTGACGACGTAGCGCAGCGCAGTGAGATTGCCCCACGGCGTGTTGCCCAGGTGCACGCCGTTGCCGACGCTCTTGACTTTGATGGTTGCCATGGTTGGCCTCCGTTCTTGAATTGAGGGGGATGGAGGCGAGGCGCACGTGGCGCCCCGCGTGGCCTATCAGCGTTCGCCGGGGATGAGCTTCACCACCGTGTCGATGGCCATGGCGCCGATGTCGGTCCAGTGCTTGGTGCCATCGCCCTGATCCACAGGGAAACGAACCTTTTGCAGGCCCTGGATCACACCGATCATCAGCTCGCGCTTGTCCTTGTGGTCGAAGGTTTCTTCGTTCCAGAAGAACGGCATGCCCGACATGCCAGAGGCCGCGAAGGCTTGCATCAGCGACTGGCCGCCCAGCAAGATCGCACGATCCACCGCATGGGTGTTGGTGAACGATGCAGGCACCAGGCAGGTGCTTTCGTTCTCGGTCGTGTTGCTGGCGCTGTAGCGGATGGTGTTACCTGCGTAAAAGCGGATCGGCTTGGGCTGCTTGAGCAGCAGAATGCCGTTCCACAGTGCTGCCTCGCCCAGGAACAGGGGGTGACGCTTCGCGTTCGCGGCGCGGTTCATGGCCGCCACCTGGAACTTGCGGAAGTTGTCATCCTGCGCAAAGGCGTGGTACTGGGCGGGCGACAGCAGCAGTGCGCGCAGCGGCTCGTCTTCGGAGGCCATGTCGCCGGGGATCTTCACGGCGGGGGGAGGCAGGGGCAGCGACTCGATGAGCGTGCGAACGGCATCCACCACGCTCATGTTCAGGTCGTCCGTGGTTGCCAGAGCAACATCGCCGGTGTTCACGCTGAAAGCCTTCACACCGTTGGTGCCGTCAGCCAGGTAGTGACGGTTCTTGGTGGGGGCCTTCACCGGGTTCACCAGCATTTCGGCAAACTCGGGATCGTCCTCGGTGGGGACGCGCCACTCGATGTTGTCGTGAAAGCCGCGAGCACCGCCCAAGTGGGTCAGGATCGACTGGTCGATGTACGCATTGGCGTGCGACTGGGCCACAGGGCGTGCCAATCGGGTGAAGTCCACGGCCGAACGGATGTTCGTCATGGTGTCGCCCAGCTTGACGGGGATACGCGCCTGATCCACGCGGATGCGGGCCTTGTCGTATGCCAGGCCCTTACCCTTGCCCTCGACCATGCGCGAGCCCATGGTGGGACGCATCTTGGTCGGCTGCACAAAGTGGAATTCCACCTCGTCGCCGGTGCCGCGCGACAAGTCCATGCACTTCACGATGGGGAAATCGGAGCTGGACTGCTTGCGGATCATTTCCGCTACCTTCCCCTCGCCCTTGGGCAGGGGACCGGACATTTGGCCCAGACGAGAGGCGCGGTTTTCGGCCAGGGCAAACATGCCCGCAGCCTGAACAAACATCGCCTTATCGGAACCGGCCGGTACGTGGCTGTTCATGGTCATAGTGACCTCCTTCAATGGGACGGGGGCGGCTCATCACGAGCGGCCCGGTTTCAAAAAACTAAACGGCGTTCATCACGCGCTCGATCTGCTCGGGCGACATGTCTTGCATGCGCTCGATGAGCGCGTTGGGGTCGGTGCCAGCCGAAGCCATCACCTGCTGTGCGATGTCCTGGTGCTGCTCTCCCGCGATCTCCGACAGCGAGTGAGGGACGCGGCGTTGCACCTCCGGTGCCTTGCCCTTGTCCTGAGCGGCAGGCGCTGCGGCCTTGCCGGTCTGCGCCTTGAACGTGTCAAAAACTTCAATCACTTCCGCAGCAGTGCCGCCCGTTTCCGGGTTGAGCACGGCATCGACAGCTGCACGCTGGAAGCCCGGCAGGCTGGCGTGCCAGGCGGCGAACTGCGACGACTGCACGATTTCGTTGGCATCGGGATGCTTTTCGAAGATCGCGCCGTAGTGGCTGTCCTTGACCTCCTGGGCCTCGCGGTCCTTGAGGGGCTTCAACTCGCGGGCGGCTTCTTCGCGCAGCTCGGCGCGCAGCTCCTCACGAGTGCGCTCCATCAGGGCGGCGATGCCCTTGGCGATACCTTCTTCCGAGAAGTCACCGAACAGGGATGCGTCCACACCCTGGCCCATGGCCTTCTTCGCGGCTTCAAGGTTCTGGTCGGCCTGGGTCTGCGCCTTCCCGGCATCCGCGCGGGCTTGGGCTTTGTCCTCGGCCTGTTCCAGGTTCGCCTGCTGCTTGGCGTTCAGCTCTGCCAGCTGCGCGCGCAGGGACTCGTTTTCACCCTCCAGAGTTTTGGCGCGGTCGCGCGCCTGCTCCAGCTTCTCGTAGGGAATCGTGTAAGCGCCAGACTTGCTGGCAATCGGCGCGCCCTTGGGCTCGTCGTCTTCGGTGGTGCCAGCGCCGCCCGTGGTCTTGCCCTGTTCATCTGCACCGGCCTTGGCAGCATCCGCTGCGTCGTCGGTGTTGTTGTCCGTGGGCTCTTCCTGGGTGGTGGTGGTCTTTGTGGCTTCGTCAGCGTGGTCGTCATCCAACGACTCGCCGTTGAGGGCCTTTTCGAGAAGTTCGGCAGGTGTGAGTGCCATTTGCTGCGTGCTCCATCCCAGCTATCCGGCTGGGCCTGACTGGGCATGCGGTCGAGGGTTGGCCAGGGCCATCGCCCCGGCTTTCCGCTCTCCTGCTGCGGGATATGCGCCGCTTCACAGCGGTGCGGTTTCGCCCGGCGCTTCACAGCGGGGGGCTTGGAAACGAGTATTCACGGGTGTGGCGAAAACCCTCTGCCCTATGCTGGGCGGGCACAAAAAAGCCGCCTCGGTGGGCGGCTTTCTGGGGATCGCGGCATGCGCTTAGGTGGACGGGCACATGCGCCACAGCGGGGTCACATTAGGGCGCTCGCGTTTGGCCATGCGCATGATGAAGGCCTTGGCCGCCACCAGCCGCACGCGCGGCTTGTCCTGGCTGGGGCTGATCCGCTGCACCTCCACACTCACGCGGAAGCCATCGAGCACGAAGTCCCAGGCGCGATGAACGGCGGCCACCACATAGTCGCGCGAGGCAACGGCGGCCGAAGCGAAGGCGCCAGCGGCAGCAGCGCAGGCAATGGCGGCGATGGCGAAGAGGCGGGAAGTGCGTGACATGGCTGGTACTCCAGTGATGGTGCCGTGGCTGCGGCGAAACCCTGACCGTTGCGGGTAGGGCCTCATGGTCAAGCCACGGCGCCGGATCGCTGCGCCCTATGCCGGTTGCCTCACGCTGGCAGGTTGTCGGCCACAGCGGGTGTCTCGATGCCCTGCATGCCCTGCCCTGCCTCTTGTGGCACGGGTGGGAATTCCGGGCTGGTGTTCTGCCGGACATCGGCCACGCCTGGCTCCGCCGTCGCACCACCCGCGCCGCCGGTTGGTACCGGGCCGGGCGCCACCGGCAGACCGCCAGCGGTGGGAAAGTTCGGGTCATCGCCGCCAGGGTTCGGCCGCTGGTAGCCCGCGCCTTTCATCACCTCGTCAGCGACGGGCGCAATGGCTGGGTTCATGGCCACCTGCGCTCCTGCTTGCATAGCAGAGAACGCAGATTGCACGCCGGTCTGCACCTTCTGCGCCTGCATGAGTGCTTCGCGCGCAGCCACTTCGCGCTCACGCAACGCCAGCTCGCGCTCCTTGAGGTCGTGCATCAGCTCCTGCTTGACCTGGGCGCGGATGGCCTCGGGATCGGCCTGGCCCTGGGCCTTGCGGATGGCCTCCACCACCTCCTTCTTGCGGGGCATGTCCATGAGGTCGATCATGAACGGCATCACTACCTGCTGGATCTCCGGCGTAGCGGCCTTGACCGATTCCGACAGAGCGTTGAGCTGCTGGGCGCGGAAGCTGCTGGAGCTGGGCACATCCTCCAGCGCCACCTTGAGGCGCGTGCGCTGCACGTCGTTCGACAGCAGCACGATGCCGGTGTGCGGGTCCACCTCAGGGCTGTTCAGCACCACCGTGCGTGGCGGGTTGAGCACGTCGCCCTCGATCACCACCACGGTTTCCTCCTTGCCGATGTCCTCGATGATGAGGGCCATCAGCATTTCGCCCACCAGGGCGCGGGCATCCTTGAAGTTGTCCATCAGGTCGGCCAGCGATACCTGGGACTGCTCCACTTGGGTCTGCTCCTGCACGCCGCTGGTGGCCGTGCCCTGCTGGCCCTGGAACGAAGGGGTCACACCCGACACGCCAGCCGCCGCCGCGCGCGAGTCCTGCATGAGCTGGAAGTGCTGCGCGTTGAGCTGGAAGTCGCGCTTGCGCTCGAACTTTGCCCCCTGTTGCGCCATGTGGTCGGCGTCCAGCACAAAGTCTGCATCTACCCGGGATGCCATCTGCCGGAACTGCGCATCCGGCATGGCCACTGCGCCCTTGGTGCGAATCGTCTCCACCGCCGACATGCCCCAGCGCAGCTTGGAGATCGTGCTGTTGAGGTTGTCCTGCGGGAAAAGCATGTCGCGCACCAGCCCGAAGGGAATGCCGGTCAGGTCTTCCTGGGCGGCCACCACGCGCGCATAGGGGAAGTGCGGATGTGGGTATGGGCTCGGGCCATCGAACAGGCAATGCGGGCCCATCCAGTAGCTGCGGCGCACCACGGGCAGCAGTTCCTCCACCAGCTTGCCACGGCCCAGCGACAGGGCGGCTTGGTGCAGCTGGTTGGCCGGGTCGTACTTCACCGCGCGCCCATCCTTCATCTTGAGCATCACGGTCGTCACCCAGCGGCGGTACCACAGCTCCGTGATGCAGACGGTCTTGTTTTCCTCGTTGTAGTAGGCGTCCTCTACCGTGGTCCATGCCCGGTGTGCCTCGGCGGCTGCTTGCAGGCCGGTGGACTGGCCGCCCTCCAGCTCTTGGATGCTGAACTCCGCGATCCACTTGTCCGCGCCATTCATGATGAGGATGGCGTGGTTCGGGAACATCCGCGCGGCCCGTGTGCGGCTGATCCAGCGGCGGCGATAGAGCCAGCGAGCGTCCGACAGGTCGGGCTCGATGGCCTTCATGTCCCACCAGATCTCATTGCGGTGGATGTAGCGGCACTTGTAGGGGAACTCCAGCGAGTTGCTGGCGCGCGCGACCTCCACCCAGCCGATGCCCACGGCGCTGGCAGGCTTAAACGCTGCCGACAGCGCACGGTCTGCCTTGGAATGGCGCTCGGCCTGATTCAGCTTGAAGTTGAGCGCATCGGCCACGTCCTGGCCGCCTGGGTCGCCATCCGGCGTCACGCGCCAGTCGGTGCGCGTCTTGGCCTCAAAGCCACACACAGCGCGGATGGCCGGGCCAATGATGTTCTCCTTGGCTGGTGGGATGCCCATGTCCTTCAGCCTGCGCAGCAGATCAGTGCTCAGCTGGTTGCCATCGGCGTAGTCCGCCTCCTTGTCGGCCTGGGCGCGCCATGGCGGCTGTGCCAGGCTCTCGCGCACGATGGAGGCGAACTCATCCCGGGTGATGGGCTCGTCGCGGCCGTCCTGCAGCTCTTCGAGGGTGGGGGTGCGTTGGGTAGCGTTCATGGTCTTCGCCTCATGTGCGCCAGTCGGGTGCTGGCGGCATAACAAATTCGTCGTCGGTGCCGTATCCGTCGTCGGATGGCTGGTACAGGCCCGACTCCTTGGCCTGGGCCCACTGGCGCAGCGCGTCCGCGCCCTCGGTGCAGCCGTTGCTCTTGTCTGGCTCGTCCAGGAACTTGGCCAGGGCCATGCTGTATTTCTTGCGGTAGCCGCGCAGGCGCTCCATGCCGAAGGCACAGGCGTCCTTGTCGAACCAGGCCCCGCGCATGTGCTTGCGCAGCGTGTTCACGCCGGTGATGAGCTGCGTAACCCGGGGCACGATCACGAACTTGTGACCCGGCATGAGCTGCTGCAGCTGCTGCTTGGTGCTGCGGTTGGTGTCGCCCAGGCGCTTGTGGTCCGCGTCGTGGGGCAGGAAGTGCTTGCCGAACACGTAGCCCAGGCCCTGCAGATGCCGCACGTAGTGCCGCAGGTCTTCGTCGTGCTCTTCGTAGTAGTTGATGAAGCGGTCTTCGCCGCGCAGCTGCTGGGCAAACCAGATGGCGCACCCGTCGCTGTTGCCGATGTCCCAGAACGTGTAAACGGGCAGATCCAGCATCGGCACGGCGGTGATGCCGCCGCGCTTGGTCAGCTCGGTGATGGCCTTGGTGAGGTAGTGGCCCTCGGTGGACTGCTGGAAGGCCTCGCGCGGGGTGGATGGGTACTCCTGCCACATGCGCTCTTCGCGCCCCGGGAAGTCGGCGGCCTGGGTCGCCGCGTACCAGGCCCGCTGCTCCATGTCCAGGGTGGTACCGGCCTCCACCTCGATGTCATCGAAGTATTTGTGCAGGGCGTCCGACACCACCACCGCGCTCGCGTCCATGCGGTAGCTGGGCTCCTGCCACCAGGCATAGAAGTGGAATCGGTAGTCCCGCTCCGTGAGCCTCTGGTGGGCGTGGTGCAGCGCCTCGGCCCGCGTGCACAGCTCGTAGAACTCACCGTTCGCCCCTTCGGCGGTGGACTCGATCACCAGGATGCCGGACAACGGCACCGCAGGGATGGAGCCCGTCATCACCTCCTTGGCCTTGTGCGGGAACTTGGCGCAAATCTTCCCGAACTCGGACACGTGCAGCCGGTGGATCGTGCCGCCCCGCACGCTGGTGGCCACGCGCATGCTGGAGTTGTTGTGCGCGAATCGGATCTCCTTCGTGCTCGCGCGGGCCAGTGGGAAGCGCTCGCGGATTTCCTCGGGCAGGTGGTCGTAGGCAAAGATCACCTTGTCCCGGAAGATGGATTCAGCCGTCTCCCGGTCCTGGGCGATCATCCCGCAGCGCTGATTCCCGTTGAACAGGGCGTGATCCAGCCACAGGATGGCAATCAGGGTCGTGAAGCCCAGTTGGCGGGCCTTCAAGATGATGTTGCGGTGCCACAGGCGCTTGATGAAACGGCGCTGCGCACGGTTGGGTATGAACGGCTTGACGAACGACTCTTCGTCGTTCTCGCCCTTGATGATGATCTGGTACAGGGCGCCGCTGAACAGGCGCCACTCCGGGTCGGCAAGGCAGCGCTCCAGTTCCTCCGCGTCGGTGGGCATGCGCACCGATGGCAGCACGCGCACACGCTTGAGGTCGCGCGGCTCATGCGGCCAGATCTTGGTGTCCAGGCCAGACGACTCATCGCCTGGGCCCGCAACCCATACGTTCTCGTCCTCTTCCTCGTGCTGAACCTGGGGAGCTTTCGCCATGTCAGTTCCCGTCGTCGGGGTCGTCCGGCTGCATGGGCATGCTGGCGGCCGGGCGCTCTGGGTCATCGACCACGGGCTTGAACCCATTGCCGTTGCCCGATGCAATGCGCTGCAGCAGGGTGGCGAGCGGATCGGTCTTTTGCTCGTTGTCCTTCTCGTAGAGGCCCAGGTGGCGGAACAGGCGCTCGGCATAGGACGACTTGTCCTGCAGCTTCACCTCGATACCGAACTGGGTCTGCTTGGCTCCTGCGTACAGCGCAATGGCCTTCTCGCTCAGGTAGCGGGTGTCCTTGAGCACCACGCGCGCATGGCCGTCGCCGCCGCACTCGGGGCACTCGGCATGTGGGGCGCGCAGTGGGTTGAAGCCAATGCCGCCTTGCTCATCGAACTCGGCGGGGTTGTTGCCCTTCTCCACCCACTTCTCGCGGTCGCGGTTCATTTCGCCCACGGTGCGCTGCCACTTGTGGCCCTCGCCATAGCAGCAGCGGCAGCAGCCGGTTTTCAGCTCCACCAGCTCGCGGGTGTCGGCCGTGACGATGTTCCACGCCTCGCGCAGGACGCCATCGGCGGTGATCTGGGTGCGCTCTTGCTGCGCCTTGCGGGCGGCGTTCAAAGCCCGCTGGATACTAAGTTTCGCTAACAGCTGCGAGCCCTGTTCATTAGCCGTGTGCGGGCTGTATCCGGCCCGAACGGCGGCCTGGGTAGCGTTCATGTCCACCATGTACTCATCGACAAAGCGCTGCTGCTTGTCGGTCAGTACCGAGTCGGTGGGTGCTGGGGTTGTGGGGGGCGATTCCGCCTTGGCCGGGGGTTTGGCTGGCGCCTTGGCTTTGGGTGGTGCTGCGGCCTTTACGGGCTTGGCAGGCTTGGTGCTTGCTGCGGGCGCCTTCTTGGCTGGTGCTGCTTTGCGCGCAGGTGCGACTGAGCCTGCGGCCTTCTTGGGGGCTGCAGGCTTGGTGGGGGTCTTCTTACTGGGGGGCGCGGACTTCTTGCCCGCTGGGGGTTTGGCCATGCCCGGGAGTCTTCCGGGGCATGGGCGATTGGCCTAACCCTATGCTGGGCGTCGGCTCTGCCCGAACAAGTCTGCGTGGCGCTCCACAAAACGGCGCAGGAACTCCAGGCCCCGTCCGGTCACGCGCGCCACGCGGCTAAGCTGGCGGCCCCGGGTGTTCGTGTCGAAGGTGTGCAGCGACTCCTTGAAATAGCCCTGCGTGACGTAGCGCGCGGCCGGGGAGTTGTCGGGCAGGATCACGCCCTTCTGGCGTAGCGCCTTCTCCAGCTTGCGCACGGGCACGCCGATGGTCTTTGCCGCGTCGCGCACCAGGACCGTGCCATCAGCGTTCAGCATGGCGTCGGCGTAGACCACCTTCGGGCGGGCGGCGGCCAGGGCGGCCTGCTGCATTTCGATCTGCTCCTGCTGCTCGGCAGCCAGGCGCAGGGCCTGGGCGAAACTCTTGGGCACGGCGCCCGCCTCCAGCTCCTGCCAGCGCTTGACCACCTTCAACCGCGCTACGGGGTCGTAGCCCAGCAGCAGGGTGAGGCAGGTGTCCTTGTCCAGGGCGAACTCGTCGTAGGTCTGCCCGTTCTGGGGGTGTCTCCAGGTTTGGATGGACCCGCCGAACAGTTCGCCCAGCTGAGTGCGCAGGGTGCGGATGTCCCGCATGACGTGGAAATGCTCCTTGCCCACCAGGACGGCGATCTCGCGGCTGCTCATCGTCAGCGGCTTGCTGGCGAGGGTCATCAGTGTGTTCATGCCTTGCTCCCTTCACGAAATACGGCGTCCTCCGGGCCAGTGAAGCCCAACAGATCCCGTTGGCGCGAATCCAGCTTCCCTTGCAGCAGGTCGCGCATGGATTTCAGCTCGCGGCCCTGCGCCTCCACCTTCGCCGCCAGCTCAGTGGCCAGATAGAGGTGCTGGTTTGTGCTGTTGATGAGGATTGCTTGGCCCGCAGCGCCCACGGACAGAGCGGCCAGCGCGCGGTCTTCGTCGGGCGTCAGGTGCAGCACGACATCGGGCACATCCTTGCGGCCCGTGATTTCAATCATCACGTACCCGCCCTCCAGGATCGTCTTGCTGATGTTGCGGGTTGACGGGTATTCCTCCACCAGCTCGTACACGCCACGCAGCAAACGCTTGAGCTTGCCGTCGTCCACCAGGGCACGCAGGCGGTCATCGACCACCGACATCTTCAAGCTGGTCAATTCGGCAACCGTCTCGCGCGTGGCGATCTGGCCCAAACTTCGCAGATCGCGTACAGCGCCGTACACCCGCGCTGTGCTCGGGATGGCCTTTGGCGGCTCGGTGGACACGGGCTCTGCAGTGGTGGGCGGTTGCTGGGTGGTTTCGGTCATGCGGCCTCTTCTTTGTTAGCGCTTGGCTCGGGCCAAGTAGTCCTTGATGTCGGTGGCTTTCACGGTCTGCTTGTAGCGACGGCCAGCGATCCAGGCCTCTCCTGCAGAAATGAAGCGCCCTGCGGTATCGCGGATAACCAGCTCGCCGCCCTTTGCGCCCGGACCGTAGGCATGACGACATATCGCGTCCACACCATCACTGCCCTCGGCCGTGCGCGTGCCAGCATCGGCAGCAACCATGGAAACAAACTCCAGCCCCCGATCACCGCGCACCCGCACAAAAATCAGGGCTCCCAAAAGCATTCCAGCAGAGAACTTCTTGGCGGGGATTCCAAGCGAGTCAATCGCCTCAAGCTCATGCTTCCACTGTTTGACCAGTGAATACACGTCGCCAGAACCCAGCTTCTTGAGCGCGGATGTGATGGGACCAGACTTGATGAGTCCGCTTGTCGGGGAAATGCAGCACTCCCGATAGGCGCCGAAAACCTTGTCTCTGGCCTTTTCGACAGTCGTTGCGCTGTCGTAGTGGCTGTAAAACTCCTTGGCCTCGGACATGGATTTGACGGGTATCACATGCACATCAACGGCGCTCGGCGCAGGGCTGGCCATGCCATTGGCCCACATGTGGCCGCGCGTGTGCCCGTCCAGCTTTACAAGATCACCACCGGGCAATTCGGCTGCAAACACGGTACTGTGGGTCGGCTGCGGTATGCGCAAGTGGAGCGCACGAGAGGCACGGCCCTCGGTATCGCGCTGCCGTGGATTTGGAAGAACGGCATGCCACTGCTGCGGCGTCATCTTTATGGTCTTCATTGCGATCCTTGACGGTCGTTGGGGTACTGCGGGATTCCTGCGGGCCAAAGGCCCAATTCGTTGAGCTGGCGGCGCGTTTGCGCGGCCATGGCGCGGCCCAGCTCGATGTGGGCTTGGCGCCCACCCGGAACCAGGCGGTATTGGTCGAAAGCGGCGTGGCAGCCCTCGATGCCTGGGCGTGCACAGCACAACGGCATGGCGCGCCGGTCGTCCAGCTTCACGCCCTTGCCCTTGCCTTCGTTCTCGTGGGCGTGTTGGCTGTAGCCTGCGATGTGGCAGTGAGCGCACGGCAGGCTGGCAACTGCGCGGCGGAACTTCTCGCTGCGCAGCGGCGCATCCTTGGGCACGCTGGCGCCGGTGCAGCTGCCGCCCATCACGGCGGCGCGCGGCACTACAGAATTCATAGCTGCTTGCGCACGATGCATAAGCGCTAGCTCCCGATTTGCATCTGTTTTAGGGACGTGCGGCCGCGCTTTGAAGCCGGTGCGCTTGAGTGGGGTGGATCGCTTCACATCCGCCTCCATACGGGCTGCGGTTTGACTTTCTTCTGCGCAGTGGCGAACACTTCCAAGCACTCTTGGTAGTTGCTCGCTGACCGGTGGGGCGGCTCAAGACCTAAAAGCGCGGCTCTCCAGTTGACTTCACACCCACGCAGATCGGCCGTGACTTCGGCCATTGCCACTTCACGGGCCAGCTGCTCGCGCGCAATGCGGCGTTCGCGCATCTTTTGGAATGGGGTTGCAGGCTTCACCGGGTGGCTCCTTCCAAGCGGCGGTTGTTGGCGTTCTCGCTGCGCCACACCTCCACGCGCAGCTGGGCGGCGGTGAGGCGCCAGCGCAGCGCCTCCTCCACGCGCACGGCCTCGCGCAGGCCTTCCAGCAGCGCGATGTATTCGGGGTGGCTGTAGGCGTACTGCTCGCGGGCAGCCACGGCTTTCTCCTGGCAGGCGTTCATCAGCAGCGCCTTCTTGCTCTTGCGGAAGTGCTCCAGATGCACGCGGTCGGCCTTGGCCTGGGCGTACTGGCGCGAGTGCTCGATCAGGAAATCGACGGCGCGTTGTGGGTCCACCGGCTCAGACACGCTCCACCTCCGCGAACAGATCCATCGTCTGGGGGTCCGGGCGGCGTGGGCTGGTGCATGGTCGGGCCAGGCGCAGCACGCCCGCCTTCTTGCGCGCCAGCTCCAGCAGTCCCGCCTTGCGTGCGCAGGTGGGCCCGATGGGATTGGCGCCGACAAACACAGCGGCGGCCAGCATGGGGCGGTTACAGAAAGCGCAGCGCAGCGTCATCGCGCACCCCGGTATGGCCACGCCACCATGGCGGCGTCACGCTCGTGCTGGTTGTTGCGCTCGGTCCAGCCGGTGTAGATGGCGAAGTTCTCCGCGCCGCGCTTCGCGCCCTTGGCGGTCGGGCTCACGCCGTGGGCAGGAATGTCCAGCTCGGCGCACACCTCGGTGATGAGGCGGCACCATGCATCGACCTGGCCCAGGCTGCGAGCGGTGGCCAGGGCGGCACCGTAGGCACCCTTGGTCCGCGCATTCCAGGCGCGCGTCTCCAGGCGGGAGTCCTCAAAGATCACCCGCGCTGGCATCACCTCGCGGATGGTGCGCTCGATCTCCACCGGCGTGATGGTGTCCAGGCGAACGAGCTGGCCATCGAGGAAATGCGCAACGCCTGTGCTGGCGCCCGGGTCCATACCCAAGATCAGGCTCATGCGAAAGCCCTCCCCGGCAGCAGCGAAGTGAAGAGCCCGCCAAACTCCTTCCAGGTTTCACCTCGGCGCACTTGGCCGATGGTGGCCTTGCTGACACCGAACTGCTCGGCCATCACCGCATCGGACTCGGTGCTCGCGCGGATCACGCGCACCTTTTCCCAATCCAGCTTGCCGCGCGTGACCTGGTGCGCCTGAGCAATCCGCTGGCGGTGCAGCACCGAAATGTTCTTGCCCTTGGCTGGGTCTTCGCGGCGCCCCAGCTTCATGTGCGTGTATTCGATGCAGTCGGGCTCGCAATCGGCCTGCATGCGCACGGTTTGCTGATAGCCCAGAGGGCCGCGCTTGATCTGCCATACCGCACGACGCGCCGGGGTGGGCGACTCGTCACCAAAACGCACTATGGGGCCGCGCTTCGGGTCCACGTAGCCGGTCCACACCATGCATCCGTGCACAGGCTTGCAACGCCCCTTCATGATTTCCAGGCGCTGCTCATCGGTCAGCTCCCAATCGGCCGCCACGTAGTAGGGGAAGCGGTCGATGTAGGTTTCGCGGATCAAGCCTTCGGACACCAGGCGGTCGATCAGGGGGCGCAGGCGCTTGCGGATCGCATAGGAGTGGGAGCCCGCCAGATCGGCATAGCGAATGGGGCCCTGCTGAATCTTGGCCAGCACGCGGTCGCGGCGGAACGTCTTCGTCACTGCCATGACTGGCGTCCTTCCAGGCCCAAGGCCTGGCGTGCGCACTGCAGGCTGTAGGGCGGGATCTTCTCGCCCGCTTCGCTGCGAGTGACCAATGCGCGGGCCCAGCCCTTCTCGTCGGCCTTCGGCGCCAGCGCCTGCTTGAGTTCCAGCTGCTTTGCCACCTGCGCAGACACCACCGCCTCATCAGCCTTCGGCACTGGCAGCGCTTTGAACACGGGCGGGGGGCAGAGGTTGGCGATCTTCTTGAGCTGGCCCACATTGGGGCAGCGCTCGGGCAGGTGGCGCAGCGCGTAGCGCAAGGGTTCCAGGTTGTTGGCGTAGCCGCTCAGTTCCTCGGCCCAGTCCGCCTTGACGAATGCCATGTCCACGCCATCCCACTGGCGCAGCCACTCGTGGCCGTAGCGCACGGCCAGCTTGTCGAAAATCGCGTCGATGACGACCATGAAATCGGGGTTGGTCATGCTGCTGCTCCTTCAATGCGCGGCGCGGCCTCGCGCGCCGGAACGTCGATGACGGGCCCACCGGCCATGAAGCGCTGTGCCGCCTCAAAGCCGCTCTCAGCGCCGGGGGCCTTGCGGGCTACCCCGGGCGCGGCCTCTTCCATGCGCTGGCGGGCAGCGCGCTGGGCGAATGTCTCGGTGGGCGCGTCAGGCGTTGCGGGTGCCCCAGCTGCACCGGTCTGGCACTGGGTTGCCCACTTCTCCGCGTCCGACAGCAGCAGCTTCACGGGGTGCATCTGCTTCACCACGAAAGGCTCCTGCACCTTGGCAACGTAGTGGTAGGCCACCCGGGGGGCACGCTCGGCGCCCACGCGGTCGATGAACTGGGACACCTGCCCGGCGACGGTGGCATTCCAGACGGGCCATGCCCCGTGGCGAGTGCGGTACGCGATGGCGTAGGCGCACCATGCGTCGTGGGTTTTGGTCTTGCTGCCGGGGTAGCGCAGATCGGCGGGGATTTCGTGGACGACACCCTTCTTGTCCGTCACCCGCATCGGCTCGGCCATGGCGTCAGCCTTGGCCGTAATATTCTTTGTTGTAGTCTTTGTTGTAGTCTTTGTATCTATACAGTCATCGGTGCAATTTGCACTGATCGATTGGTGCAACTTGCCCTGATCCATCGGTGCAGATTGCCCTGATCCATTGGTGCAATTTGCACCGATGCATTGGTGCAAATTGCCCGCTTCCATCAGTGCAATTTGCGCGTAGTCGATGGTGTAGTAGTTGGTCCGGTCGCGGCCGACTTCCGACAGTTTTTCGACCTTCACCAGACCCTTGTTTTTGAGTGCGGCCAAGGTGCGCTTGATGGTGTCAGGCGACCAAAAGGGGAACTGTTCATGCCAGCGGTCAAGGGAGTTGAAAACCCAGCGACTACCGGCGTGCTCAACCCCGCCGCCCTTCTTTTTGATCCAGTAGTGGATCTGCTGCAGAACGATGGCTTCATTGAGGCCGATGAGGGCCGCGAGCTTGCGGTTCACCAGCAGGATTTCGTCTTTGCTGAACAAAAGGCTCATCTGCGCCTACTCCCGCACGACGGCGCGGCGGCCGCCCTGGCGGCTCACGGCCAGCTCGCGCCCATGCTGGGCAGCCTGCAGCGCGCGGGCGGCGTGATGCTCTGGCGTGTCTGCCAGAGCGGAATGGGTGTTGGTGTGACCTACGCGGCGAAAGCCAGGCGGTTGGTTCAACGGCTTGGCGGGGTTCCAGAGGCTCATCAGCGCACCTCCGATTCGGGGGCCCCAAAAGACCCTATGAGCTTTGTCAGCGCCTCGGTACGCTGCACGGCATGGCTCAGTTTCTCAATCACCATTTGGTCGTAGCTCTTACCGTGAACGATGGCGTACACGCAGTTGCGCAGCTCGTTCGAGGCATCCGTGTTCTGCATGGCGCACTGGCGCAGGAACAGCGCATGGGTGTGCTCGTCCACCTTCGTCTTGAGGGGGTGTTCCAGCTTGCCCAGGGGGCCTGCAATGCCACGGCTGAATGCCGGGCCCTGGTCATCCTCGGCGTAGAGGTGTTCCTCCACATCCGCGAGAACGCGGGTGACACCATCGGGGGGGAGCTGGGCCAGGAGCGCGCGAATCTGGTCCGCAATGGCCTGCTCTTTGCGATTCAAGGGGGCGGGCATTTATGCGGCCTCCTTGGTTTCGGTCGGGGTGCCCAGTTCGGGCCAGATCAGGTGCCAGTCGTCGGGGCGCAGGTCGCGGCGGCTCACGGCTCCACTGGTTGCGCGCTCTATCGCGTTGCAGTAGCGAACGGGTACGGGGCGCCGCTTTTCTGGGTCAGTAGCTGCCCAGGCGCTTGGCAGCGACTGCGGCACACCCAGAGTTCGAGCAAGCTCAGCTTGCGCTCCACGGGTTTCGGCGAAGTATGTTGCGAGTTCCATACCGCGATTGTTTCGCGTTTCGCAAAATGAGTCAACACCGTTACGCGCATAGACCGACTTTGCGTATTGCTATGAAATTCACAAGATGAAAGACATCGACGCCATTCGACGCGACAACATGCGCCTGATTGAAAAGGAGGCCGGAGGCACAACTGAGGCCGCCACTCTCTGCGGGATGTCCCCCTCCCAGTTCATCAATCTGCGCGACGGAGCCAAAGACTCAAAAACCGGCAAGCAACGCGGCATGCGAAAAGAGACGGCACGTCGAATCGAAGAATCAGCGAAAAAGCCCGCTGGCTGGCTCGATGTCGATCACACCTCCGAAAACGATGGGACACCACCGGCGGCACCAGCGCCCTATGAATCGCCAAGCGAGTCACCGGGCATGCCGCCTGATCTGGTCATCACCCAGTTCGCATCTGGCGGCGGCATGGATAGCACCGGGCGCTTACTGCTGGACGATCAACCAGGCATCATCAGGAGCTGGAAAGTCAGTCACGAGTGGCTTCGCCTGAATGTTCCGCACCACACCGGGGTGCGAAATCTATGCATCGTCACCGGATTCGGCCCATCCATGCGACCCATGTTCAACCCCGGCGATCCACTGCTAGTGGACACTGGCGTCAAGGTCATCAACCACGAGGGTGTCTACTTTTTCCGCGTGGGCGATGAGGGGTTCATCAAAATCATTCAGCGTGTTCCAGAGTTCGACGGCCCTGGGTTTGCCCTTCGCATCATTTCCAAGAACCCCGACTACCCACCCTACGACATATCACCAAAAAATCCTCATTTCGAGGTGCTTGGTAAGGTGCTGACGGTGTGGCGCAGTGAGCAGTACTGAGTAACTGGAGCAGGTATGTCCCTCCTGAGAATGGTTTCTGGCGCGCTTGATGCTCAGGTCAATTCATTCACCAAGATCTTGCAGCGTCAACGTACCCCGTTGCAAATTGCTCCAAGTGGATCTGGCCAGGGCATCCTGTATGGGCTTGGCCTCACCGGTATAGGGAATGCAGCCTCGCCAGAAGCGGTGCTCGCCCGCATCCTCAAAGAGTGGATTGGCCTCAGGAGGTGGACCATAGATTCACAAATTTCTGTGATCGAAAGCCGCGTGCTTGGCAACAAGTACGTCGCGCCAGACGGTATTGCAACGATTGACCAGTGGCTCCATTGGCGCCTTCCATTGGAATTCCCGCAGCATCAACTCACACCTGCCAATGGCTGGACGCCTGAGTTCTATTCCTGGGCTGTCGCGCGTGCCCCAGAACACTTCGTCTAGAGCAAGGCTACAAGCTGCCCTGCTCTTGTTCACGGCATTGGCATGGAACGCCGATGCCAGTGCTGAGCGCGACCGCGCCCAGGTGCGCGCCTTCCGCGCAGAGCATCCTTGCCCCGCCACCGGCCGCACGCGCGGGGCCTGCCCGGGATATCACGTTGACCACATAACGCCTCTGTGTGCCGGGGGCGCCGATAGGCCCGGCAATATGCAGTGGATCGCTAGGGAGGACCACCGGTTCAAGACGCTGGTTGATGTGCGCGAATGCAGAAAAATGAAGAGGGAGAATCGGTGATTCTGACACTGAAGATCGACAAGATTGAGCCTGGCAACTATCGCGCCCGGGTTCTAGAAGGCCGGGAGGAACTGGACGAGTTTGGCGCCAATGGTATTGCTGCCGCGATCAGGCAGTGCAGCCAAGCGCAGATGCCTGACCTCTCAGGGTTTCACATCTGGTACGAGCACGTCTGCGCAGGGACGATTCCGATGTCAAACATGCGAATTGATCCAGAGGGCATCGCCCAGCGCCTGATGACCCTGCATGGAGCCCTGAAAGGCTGAATCATGACAACAACACTCCGCCTCCAATACTCCGACGTTCGCACCCGCCTGGTGGACGGCAAGCCATTGATCGGCTTGCGCCACAGAGCCAAGGCAGCAGGGGACATGCCGGTCACAACTGCTTGGGTCGAGATGCCGCCAGAAACCGTCAGGCGGCTCATCAAGACACTAGAGGAAACGCTGTCTGAGCTGGAACCGAAGCAGTCTGAATGAATTGGGACCACCGCTTACTACGCTGGTGGATGTGAGGGAATGCCGTAAGCAACGGCGCTAGAGATTGGAGGAAGCCATGGCAAAAATCTCGGTCAACAAGTTAGCAGAGCTTCTTGTGAGTGCAAACCCAGCGCGTCGCCGCCGAATTTTGCAGGATCAGAAGTATCCGAATGCTCCAATCGTCGCCCGCTATCGACTCGCACAAGACCCCATTAACCAGTTCCTCACAAATGGCCGGGATGAAGCGAAACTGAAAGACGCTATAGCCAAATTGCGCGATGACAGAAGCGGTACTGAGTGGGCAATTGACGACCGATGGAACACTGCTGATGCGTTGGAAAAACTACTGGAAATGTCCGACCTCATACCATCAAAGGATGGAGAGGAATACCAGCAGGGCGAGCAGAACGCACCTAAGTTGGCCATTGCTGGAGTTGACATCAGCATCCGACCTGACTTCTTGATCAGCTTTGAAAAGCGAGGGAAAAAATACACGGGCGCGCTTAAGTTTCACTTCATCAAAAACCCCGACTCTGCGCTCACGAAATCTGGATCAGAGTACGTCTCGACGCTGTTGCGACAATGGCTCGAAATTTACGGGCCCGATGGCACCACGCCCTCGCACACGCACTGCCTATGCGTGGATGTTTTTAGATCTGCAACAGTTTCTGCGCCCCGCAGCACAACCAAGCGCATGATAGAAATCACGGCGGCATGCGAGGAGATTGCTGCGCGCTGGCCTCAGCTATAGCCCCTTCAATCAACCCACGCGGCTTCCAACCGTTAAGGTCGCCCCTGCTTTCCAGTAGCACGTGCGTGCTGTTCACCTGCCTGATCGTCACAGGCTCAAGGTCATCTTCGTCACCATGACAAACAGCGAAGGTTGTTCCTGGCCTTAGCCTGAGTGGTGCACCATCGTTCACATCCAACTCCCAACCGCCCTTGAGGCGGTTTTTTGTTGCCCGCCCGGATTGGGCGTTGGCACAGTTTAGCAATTCATTTTGCGTTTCGCTATTGACATTCATTTTGCGTATCGCTAAATTACACCCATCGCAGCACACAAGCAGCGGCTCAGGTGGGTGGATTGGCGCACACCGGTGGGTTCCTTAAATCAGCTATCCCCGCGGATCACCGGCAACGGTGGAAGCCGTCACAGCGCAGGCAAGCGCGACTGTGAATCAGGTAGTGGGCGCGAACACCGGGCGTTAGACGGTGGTGAGGTGGACCAGCGCAGTGCATACAGCGCCCAGGAACAGGAAAGGTCTGCGTGTCGCGCATGCGGGGGGAGTGCTCCTTGTCCCGGTTGATGCGCCACACGGTATTCAAAGATGCCCTCCAACGAGGGCCATCACATCACCCTGCTGTCCAAGCAAAGGCTCACGCTCTGCGCGGGACATTTGGCAGCGGGGTGATGTGATGGTCAGCGCAGGCGCCCGTTGCCTTGGAGTGGCGCGGGCCGGAAGTACGGCAGTGAACAGGCAGCGTATCTGCCTCGGGTTTGTATCCCTGCGGGCCTGTGTTCGGCCATCAAACCAATACGGGCAAAAGCCACTTCACAAACTTTGAACCGGTGCGTGATCCCCCTGGCAAGTAGCCCACCAGTAGCTCCGGTGCAGGACGCCATCCTGTGCCCTTCCCTGCTTCGGCAGGGCTTTTATTCCCTCCCCTCCTGCCTTGCGCAGGGGTTCGCCCCGCCTGTCGGGGCTTTTTTCTTCCCCACCAGCCCACCACCGCGTGGGCTTTTTCTTTGGAGCCTGCAATGACAAAAATCACCGGTGATGCCGTCGCGCTGGTCAGCAAATACACGCGCTTCGACCCAGCCAACCCGGAGAAGACCGCTGCCGATGAGTTCAGCATCGTGAGCAAAGACAACCTGACCAAGGAAGGTGCACTGCGCGCTCATTGGGCAAAAGATGGCTACATCCTGGTCGGCATGGCCCGCATTGAGATCGAGCTGCTGCCGCAGAAGGAAATCACCACGAAAGCTGTGGCCACGCTGCGCCAGCAGAAGGAGCAGGTTCTTGCCACCGCACAGGCAGAAGCCACCCGCATCGAAGGCCAGATACAGAGCCTGCTGGCGATTGAGCACGTCGTAGAAGCCTGACATGGCCCGCAAGTTCCGCTGGACGCGCGCCCTCTACCGCCGCGCGCACCGCGAGGCCCGTGTCTATGACGGCTACGGGTTCATGTACCACGGTGAGCCTGCCCTAGTCCGGCGCTGGCGCGAGCTGTGGGACCAGCACCCGCAGCACGACGACCCGCTGACGCGGCCCCACTGGCAGCGATACCAGCCAGACGACGGAATCCCGTTCTGAATTCACCCAGCCCGCACCCAGCGGGCTTTTTTCCGCCCAGGAGGCGCAATGCAAAACGTACACCCCACTGTGCAGCCGCTGCTGCGCATCCCTGGCGCACCGCCGCCGATTTCCCCGCAAGAGCTGCAGCGCCTGCGCAATCAGGCCTGGGCAGAGGTGGCCGCCATCGAGGCCAGCGACGGCCGCTACCACCGCGCCCTGGTGGATCAGGTGCAGCACAACGCGCACATGGGGGTGTGGTCGTGAGCACGATGATTTTTCAAGCCACCCGGGCCCCGTGGAATACCTCCATTGAACTGCACATGGCCGTGCGTTCAGAAGGCGTGCTCTCTGTCGCGCAACCGGTGGTGATGAAGGCGGCCGACGAGACGCAACTTCACGACCCATTCATGCGGCTGGACTTCACGGCTGCACAGATGCTCATGGATGAACTGTGGCACTGCGGCCTGCGGCCCACCGAAGGCACCGGCAGCGCTGGAAGTTTGGCGGCGACAGAGCGCCATCTGCAGGACATGCGGAAGTTAGTTTTTGAAGGCAAGCCATGAACGACCACATGACCGCCCCGCACTTCACCACCGCCCGCCGCGATGCCCTGGCTGCATCCATTGCAGCCCAGGCAGAGGCCAAGCGCCGCAACGACGAGGCCGCCCGTGCGGCTGCACTCAGGGCAGAGGCTGCCGCCATTGGCGCGGAGCTGGACCCGGAATCCATTGAACAAGCAGAGGTGACGTAATGAGCAACAGTGCAACCCCAACTTTTCAAATAGGCGCCCGCGCACTCGGGTACTACGGCCTCATGGCCAGCTACCGCCGTCGCAGCGATGGCAAGTGGGAACCATCGGTGTGCATCACTTCATCGGCCGACACCGACGAAGGTGCGCACACACCAGCACAGAGCGTGACCATCAACAGCCGCGCCGGTCTGCTGGCACTGCGCGAGGTGATTGACGAAGCCCTGCGCCAACCAGATGCAGAGCCCGCAGGAGCCGCACCATGAACTACGTCATCAGCCTGATCGCCGTGGTGATCGGCCTTGGCATGGCCGCAGTCGCCGCGCACGAATCCGACGCTGCGGCCGAACCCACCGAGCTGCAGCAGGCCCACCACTCCCGCGACTTCGCCGCTCGCCGTGCCTGCGAAGGCAAGCCGTTTGAGTGGCAGGGGGATGTGCTGGTTTGCTTCAAGGAGCAGCCATGAAAGAGCGCCCCATCCTTTTCAGCAGGCCCATGGTCCGCGCGCTGCTGGATGGCAGCAAGACGCAGACCCGGCGAGTGGTGAAGCCACAGCCCGACACCGCGCACGACGGGGAGCCCTACTGGTTCATCGGCGGCTATCGCGTGTGGGGCTACAGGCCAGCCCCGGCAGTCCCACTGCGCGCGGGTGGTAACCCGCTGCCATGCCCATACGGACAGCGCGGCGACCGGCTTTGGGTGCGTGAGTCTTTTGCGCATATGTATCGAGACAACGCGCAGCCCGAAAAGCGGGCTCCCGAGGATGTCGCATACATGGCCGACAACCTAACGCCTGACCCGTACGTCTACGGATCGTGGAAGCCCAGCATCCACATGCCCCGCTGGGCCAGCCGCATCACCCTGGAAGTCACCAACGTGCGCGTGGAGCGCCTGCAGGACATCAGCGAGGCGGATGCGATGGCCGAGGGCTCCCCACCGAGCCATCCAAGCATCGACCGAATCTCGCGCGAGTTCGGCTATGCGGACTTCCCGCGCAGTTGGTACGCCCAACTGTGGGACCAGATCAACGGCGCCGGCGCCTGGGCCGCCAACCCCTGGGTTTGGGTGGTCGAATTTCGGAGGCTGACATGAAGGTCATCAAACAAGGCCAGCCGCCGGAGGACCAGATCCACCGCGAAACCTGCGGCCACTGCAAGAGCGAGCTGGAATTCAAGCACTCCGAGGTGCAGTGGTCGCCAGACCCGCGCGACGGCGCGCTCTGGTTCGTCATCTGCCCTGTGTGCACGCGGCATGTATGGGGGCGCGCCAGATGATCCAACTCGCACTTGCTTTTTTTGGGCTGACAGCGCTCTACATGGCCACGGGCCACAACGCGCGTGCACGGCGTTGGGCGCCCCTGGTGGGCCTCTGCGGGCAACCGTTCTGGATCACCTTCGCGTTGCAGTCATCGGCCTGGGGCCTGCTGGCCCTGTCGCTGGCCTACAGCGCGGTGTATGTGCGCGGCGCCTGGGTGCAGTGGAGGCTGCCATGAGAGCCGCCCTCGCCTTCGCCGCCTGGCTCCTTTCCACATCCGCAGCCCTGGCCCTCTACATGGCCTGGGTGCATCAACCGTTTATTTGAGGTTCACATGAACGCAACAGACACAGCCGACGTGCTGACACTGGCGCCCGTTGAAGCGCATCAAGTCCCGATGCAGCAGGGGCCCGCTCAGTCAGCCCGATCCGATTCTTCGGCGCTGACGCAGGCGATCATTGCCGCCGCACACGACCCCAGCGTGAACATAGAGAAGATGGAGCGACTGCTAGGAATGCACGAGCACATCGCCGCGCGGGATGCAGAGCAGCAATTCAATGCGGCCATGGCGGCAGCCCAAAGCCGCATGGGTCGCGTGTCTGCTGATGCAGTCAACCCGCAGACCCGCAGCCTGTATGCCTCCTATGCGCAGCTTGACCGCCACATCCGGCCAATCTACACAAGCCATGGGTTTGCCTTGAGCTTTGACCAGGCCGATGGGGCCCCAGATGGTCATATCCGGGTGCTCTGCTACGTGTCGCACATCGCTGGCCACACGCGCACCTACCGGTGCGACATACCGGCTGATGGCAAGGGCGCCAAGGGCGGCGACGTGATGACAAAGACGCACGCCGTGGGCTCAGGCAAGACCTACGCCAAACGCTACTTGCTCAAGGACATTTTCAACGTGGCCATTGGCGAGGACGACGACGACGGCAACAGCGCCGGGAACAGCCAGGAGCCCGAAAAATCCATGCTGGAGCAGTGGACGGAGAAGGTCAAGACCACCAAGACGCGCGCAGTGCTCACTCAGGTGATGCGCGAGGCGAAGGATGCGTTCAAGGTTGCGAACGACTTTGCGGGCTACCAGTCCCTGATGCACATCATCACCCAGCACGGCAACAGCCTGCCCGCAGATCCACCAGCGCAACCAGCCCAGCCCGCCCATGCGTGAAATCCTGTTCCGGTGCTCCAGCCTGGGGCACTTGATGACGGACCCGCGCACCAAGGCCGAGGGCGACCTGTCCATAGGGGCACGCTCCTACATCCGCCAGCTGGTCAAGGAAGAACTGTACAGCGTGGAGTTTGAGGTTTCCAGCAAGGAAACCGACAAGGGCATTGCGGTGGAGAACACCGCCATCGCGCTGCTGAACAAGGTGCGCGGCCTGAATCTGGCGAAGAACACCGAGCGCCGCCGCAATGAATGGATCACCGGCGAGTGCGACCTGTTCGACGCACCCCGGCGCCGTGGGCACGACATCAAAGCGCCCTGGTCCCTCAAGACCTTCCCGGCCTGGACCGTGGACGCCATCGACCCGCTCTACGACTGGCAGATGCGCGGCTACATGATGCTTTGGGACGCGGACGAGTGGGAGGTGAACTACGTGATGGTGAACACCCCGCACGACCTGATCCGCAACGAGCCCATGGATCAGCACCTGGTTGACCACATCCCGCCGCACCACCGCCTGACCACCTGGGTCATAGAACGCGACTTCCAAAAGGAATCGCTGATCCGCCATCGCTGTGAGGCTGCCAGCGCGTACTACGAGCAGCTGATCCGCGAGTTTGACGACACACACAGCATGGACGTGATCGACGTTCAGGCCAAGGTTGTCACCCCAACCCCACAAATTTCCAGCACAGCCGCCTCGCGCGTACGGCTGCCCACCCTTTTCTGAGGAGTTTTCATGACTGAAACCGCAACCCCCACCACCGCAGTGGCGCAACAGCAGGCCGCCAACGTCGCCACCAAGCCCATGTCCATCAAGGACACCGTGCTGGCGCAGTTCAAGGAAACCGAGGCCGGGCTGCTGGCCATGGCCGAAAAGTACCGCAATGTGGTCTACGACGTGACCACCACCAAGGGAATGAACGAGGCCAAGGCTGCCCGCGCCGAGTTGCGCGACGATGGCCGGCGCATGCTCACCCGCACCGAGGCCGCCGTGAAAGCGGACGTGAACGAACTCAAGAAGGTGATGGGCGATGAAGTGGAGCGCCTTGTTGCCATCGTGAAGCCGGTCGAAGACGCCATTGATGCCCAGATCAAGGCCGAGGAAAAGCGCAAGGCCGATGAGAAGGCCGAGCGCGACCGCAAGGAGGCCGAGCGTGTTGGCGCCCACCGCGCCAACATCGAACAGCTCAAGGCCTACGTGGAGCAGGCCGAGGGCCAGCCGGTGGATGTGATTGAAAAGGCCATTGCCACGCTGGGCGAAATGACCTTTGGCGAGGAATGGGAAGAATTCGCCCAGGAAGCCGAGGCCGCGTGCTTGGCCACCGTGCAGCGCCTGCTGGCCATGGTGGAGAGCGAGAAGCGCCGCATTGAAAACGAGCGCCTGCAGAAAGAACTGGAAGCCGCCCGCGCAGCGCTGGCCGCACAGGCACCCGCGCCCGCCCCCGCCGCGGTGGAGCCAACCGAAGAAGCTCCGGCGCAAGCCGCAAATTCCACGGTCTTCGAGGTGGAGCCATGGGATGGGCCCACAGCCGATCAGTTGGTGCAGCCTGCTGCCGAGCCTGTGGACGCGCTCGAACCAGCCCGCCAGCGCGTGAGCAGCTGGGCCGCTGCGCGCAACGCCCCCGCCCCCGCACCTGTCGCGCAAGCTGCAACTCCTGTCCTCAAGCTGGGCACGATCAACGAGCGCTTGGGCGGCGCCATCACCACCAGCGCCGAGGGCTTGCGCATTCTGGGCTTTGAACCCGCTGGCAAGGTGGGAGCCCACGGCGTGTACCGCGAGGCCGATTTCCCTCTGATCCTGGCCGCTATGGTGCGCCACATCGAGGCCGTGCAGGCCAAGGCTGCCGCCTAACTATCACGGGACCGATCAAGACCTTTCACTCCAGCCAGGCCACTGGGGAACAAGTCTCGGATGTCTGCCGCCAGCGTCCCGCGAAGCTCAGCGCTGGCGAACAGGCCAAGGCGTGATCGGTCGAAAGCATGAGCGCCAAATCCGAGAAACGGCCACCCCAAACACCACAACAAAGCCCGCCACATGCGGGCTTTTTCATTCCCCAAGGAGCATCCATGAGCGAAACGACCGACGCCACTACGCCCGACATGCAACGCGTCACCAAGGACATCAAAGCAGGCGGCGCAGACGCCCTTGCGGACAAGGTGATCGACCTGATGAACGAATGCACCCAGGCGCATGACGCATTCACCGCCCTCTACGGCGTGCTGTACGCCGCTGGCTCAGCAATGGCATGTACTGGAGCAGTCCTGGACGAGCGCGTGAACCTGCGCCAGCAGTTGGAACCGCTGTTTACTGGCTATGACGATCAGCGGGCGAGCCAGGCCAAGAAGCACTGAGCGCCACCAACCCACCCCACAGCCCGCACACAGCGGGCATTTTTTTGTTCACCTCAAGGAGAAAACCTATGTCCCAAACCCCTATCCGCCTTCCCTTTAGCGGCCTGCTCGCTGCCCTGCTTCTTGCCGATATGGCCGCCAAGAGCGGCGCCGGACTCGATGGCCAAGTTCCCCCAGGCCTCAAGGAACTGCTCTCGGCCAAGTGCGATGACCCCACCTGCGATGCCTGCAACCCATCCAACGCTGACAAGCAGCAGGGCGGCGATGGTGCGACAGACACGGCTGAGCAGGTCCATGTGAGCGCCGCTGTCGAAATCCCACCCGAGGTTGCCGAGCTGGTGGGCATGACCAAGCCCGACTTCGATCCTGACAGCCTGGAAGGCCATACCCGCCTGCTGGCCGCCGCCTTCATCATCAATGTGCGCAAGCTGGGCGAACAGCCGGTGAACGCCTTCCCCAAGGCTGCCGCCACTCTCTCCGGCATCCGTTACGTGGAGAACACGGTGCTGGCTGCGCTGCACACCTTCGCCTCCCTGGCAGGCAAGTGAGCGCGATGCCGAACGCCGAGAAGCAAACGCCGCCCATCCCCCTGGTGGCGGTCGAGAGCAACCAGATCAAGGCCATTGGGCACGACCCAGACCGAGAGGTGCTGGTGGTGCAGTTCACCAATGGCGCTGCCGTGTACCACTACAGCGGCGTGACCAAGGAGCTGCATCAAGCCCTCATGGCCGCCGAATCGAAAGGCATCTTCTTCGCCCGCCACATCCGGGGCCTGGAGTGCCAGAAGTTTGAAGCGACTCCCCAGGTCCAGCACCTGCCGCCCGACGACACCGAAGGCGGGGCCCTGTAGCCCGCCGCCCGCAGATCCCGCAACCGGCCCGCCACGTGCGGGCCATTCTTTTGGAGCAACCCCATGAGTACCACACTCAAATCCCCAACGCTGCAGGCCAAGCGCAAGCCATTCACCGACTTCTTGAAGCAGGTGGATTTCGGCAACGTGGAGCAGGAAGCCACCGACGCACTGCAGGACATCGTGCACGCCAGCACGCAGACCGGCAAAGCGGGCGAGCTGACGCTCAAGATCAAGATCAAACCCATCGGCACCACCGGCCAGGTGGAGCTGGAGGCCGACGTGAAGGCCAAGGTTCCGCAGCCCACACGCGGCAAGACCCTCATGTTCGCCACGCCGGACAACAACCTGCAGCGCGAGAACCCCCGGCAAACCACGCTGGACGGCCTGCGCACCGCCGACCAGGAAGCCGCCGCTCAAACCGAGCTGCGCACGGCGCCCGCCGCCGATGCCGCGCAACCCCTGCGCGCCGTCCACTGATCCCCCTTCCCTCAACCCGTTCCAACCAGGAGAAAACCCATGGGACAAGAAAAAACCGAAACCCAGGCCCGCGACGAGCTGGCCGCATGTCATCAGCAGGGCTACGCCTTTGGCGCAGGCATCCCTGCCGTGATCCTGCCCGAAGGCTACGAGTTGAAAACGCTGGAGCACACCCTGGCAGCTCCCGCACGCAAGAAGGGTGTTACCACCCTGAAAGACGCCGAGAGCTTCATCGCAGTGGTAAACGACCAGAAGACCGAAGGCAGCACTCGCCTGTTCAGCACCATCGACCCGCCCACCTTCACCGCCGTGTTCAACCACATCGGCACCGAACCCGGCTGGGGCGATCACCGTGCTCAGTACAACGCGCCGCTGTCCCCCGAGTGGAAGGCCTGGAACGGCATGGACGGCATTCACAAGTCCCAGGTGGAACTGGCCCAGTTCATCGAAAACAACCTGGTGGACGTGGTGAGCCCAGACGGCGCAACCCTGCTGGAAATCTGCCGCACCCTGGAAGCCAAGAAGAAGGTGAACTTCGCCAGCGCCATCCGCTTGTCGGACGGCTCGCACCAGTTCACCTACGAGGAAGACGTGCAGGGCACCGCGCAGAAGGGCCAGCTCAAGGTGCCCGAGGAATTCATCATCGGCATCCCTGTGTTCGAGAACGGCGCCAAGTGGCAGATCAACGTGCGCCTGCGCTACCGCATTCAGGACGGTGGCCGCCTGACGATGTGGATTGAGCTGATCCGCCCGCACAAGACCATCGAGGCCGCCGTGGCAGAGCTGCGCAAGCAGATCGCTGACGAAACCAAGCTGCAGATCCTCAACGGCACCCCCAGCAACTAACCCCCAACGCCCGCCCGCATCAAGCGGGCTGGCCGGGCCATGAGCACAGGGCGCGCCGCGCTCTGTCCTGATTGCCTGGAGAACCCATGGAACGACGACAGAGAGACATCCACACCATGGCCGAGCAAGCCGGCCTTTCACCCTTGCGCTACGAGCGCAAAGCCAACCGGGCCACGCTGCTGTGCCTGGCAGAGAACGGCGCCGAGCGCGTTTTCAGTATCAGCATGGGCAGCCGCAGCGACGCGCGCGGCGACTTGAACGAGCTGGGCGCCATGAAGCGTTTCGCCCGTGAAAACTCCGCGCCCAACGAGACCACCCATCCCGCAACCACCGCCCCCAAGAAAGACTACCTCGCCATGCTCAAAGCCACCGCCCCCACCGTCCCCGCTCTCGACCCCGTGGCCTTCTACCGCGCCTGCGAATGGCTCAAGGGTCAAAAGATCGTCACCTTTGCCAGCCTGGAAGCGCTGGCGCAGGACGCATCTAAGCATGTAGGCGCGACCGTCAACGAGACGGACATGAAGCTGGTGATGACCACCCTGAACGTGCAGGAGCCCGCGCTCTGGCACGAACCCAAAGACCCACAGGCCATCCTCGTGCGCGAGCTGTCCACGATCATGAAGAAGCTGGGCGAGACACCATCCCCGGCGTTTGACCGACTGGCCGCGCGCCTGCTGCAGGCATGAGCCGCCCAGACCACTACGCCACGCTTGGCGTGGCCCCTGATGCCAGCGTAGACGACATCAAGCGGGCCTACCGGCGCGCGGCGCGCCATGCTCACCCTGACCGTGGCGGCAACCATGAGCGCATGCAGGCACTGAACGAGGCCAAGGACGTGCTCACTGACCCAGCCCGGCGGGCGCGGTACGACGCTGGTGAAGATGGCCAGGCCAGCACCGAGGAAGAAGCGGCCCGCGCGCTGATCCTCCAACTGTTCGCCGAAGCCGTGGACGTCAACAAGGATGACCCCGTGGAAGGTGTACGCGAGGCGCTGCAAACAGGCCGGACTGGCGCTGCCGTCAAGGCCACCATGCTGCGCCGATCTATCAACCGCCTGGAATCCCAACGCAACCGCGTGAGGGCCAAGACCGAGCGCAATGTGTACCTGGATGTGATTGAGGCGCGCATTGCATCCGCTCGTGCAGACATCGCTGGAATGGAAAGCACCGAGCGCACCGCGAGTCTGGCGCTGGAAATTCTGGCCGCTGAATACGAGTGCGGGCCTGGGGTGAACCGCGAGCGCCCCAGCAGCGATCTAGCTGCCGCGATCCGCTACGGGCTCATCCCCGAAAAACCAGACTGGCGCGGGTACTGACGGACACAAAGGCCAGCCGCAACCCCACCACACAGAGCCCGCACCACGCGGGCTCTTTTTTACCCGCAGCGCTATCGCATTGATAGCTACTCGCGCTTATTTATAAAGCGCCGCGACCTGATTTGATTGGAAAACCATGACCGATAAAACAGACCCTATCGCGCACGCTGCACGCCTGTTGCGCGAAGCAGCGCAAGAGCTGCAGCAGGGCCACACATTGCGCACAACGCCCAACGACTGGACCGGAGAGCCCGAAGCCAAGGCCGCCTACGACGAACACATGGGCGCAGCTGCTGCGCTGGAGTGCTGGGCCGAATCCATCGGCGCAGGTGGAGTGAGTGGGCCGCTGATGGGCAAGCCGCAAGAAATGCCCGACCTGTCAGCACTGACAGAGCGCGGGGCGAAGGCATGGGCTGGTGTTGATGCGCAGGGGCTGCGGGATGGCGTGGCAAGTGCGGGGAGTGAGCCAGTGGCGCATCTTTGGCAGCACAGCGAAACAGGCCGCACGCGGGTTGTGATGCCTGACATGGTGGTAGATGCGTGTGCCACATGGCTTCTAGTCGGTCCGCTGTACCTCCACCCCTCTCCCCCAGAGGGAATGGTGGCCGAGCAAGCACTGCGCAAGGTGCTGTCAGTGGTGCAGCGATACCTGCCCCCAGATGGGCCCACTGCCCACGACGCCATGACCGAAATCACAGAAATCGTTGACCCGTGGCCTCTTGGCCCGCTGGAGAAACCATGAGCACCAAGACCATTCCCGCGCAGATCATCAAAACCTGCGATGGCTGCGGCGTCACGATTGATGCGCAGAACTCTCGCCAAGAGGGCAAGCTGACGCTGAACGCCCACGCGCTGGACATGCACGGCCATGCCTGCGCCGACGCCACTCGCAAACTCGACCTGTGCGATTCCTGCCTCTACAAAGTTGGTAGGGCGATTGACGTAGCGCTCGCCGCCGCCCCGCCCACCTCATCTGCGGATAGCAGAAAGGGGGAGTGATATGGGCAAGCCAATCCGATGGACAAAGCGCCTTTGGAAGATGGCTCGCGGGCAGGACGCATGGCAGGGCTACTACGACCGGCGCGAGACGCCTTTGCTGCTGGCGTACTGGCAGGCCAAAGCGCAAATGGATTCGCTGGCCGGATACCGCGACGACCCACTACTGCGACCGCTGCGCTATCGCCTCAGCGACTACCGATACCGCAAGCAGGTTGCAAGCGGTGAAATCGATGAAATCCCGTTTTGAAAGACCCATCATGACAAACCAACAAGCGCCAGAAGCGCCTAGCTACGAGCATCAGCGCGCGATCATGGTAGGCGAGCGCAATGCCAGCCTGGATGCCTACAGCCGCGTCGTGTACCTGACGCAGACTGAATCGCGCATCTATGAAGCGGCATTCACCAACGGCTGGAATCGCCTTGCCGCCCTGGTAGAGGCACAGCAGCCCGCCCCATCGGCTGCGGGGCCATGCGTGATCTGCGGTTCAGATGACCCATTCACTGGCACTTGCGGTAGTTCCGACCAACGCGCACTTTGCAAGCAGCCCGCCCCATCGGCTGCGGCAGGCGCGGGCCAGGAGCCGCCGGGCATTCATGCATTGATGTGCGTTATCTCAAGCCTGCGCGACACAGCCCATTTCAGCGACGAAGAAGGTGAGGTGACCGACGATCTGCGCACGCTGCGCGATTGGGCCTTAGCGCAAGCTGCAGCACCCCAGCCCTCCCCCACGCCCCAGGCAGACAGCGCCCCAGCCGAAGCCGTGCAGCGCATCGTGCACCTGCGCACCGACCGTGAGCGCCGCGTCTACGTGGCGGGGCCGATGACTGGCCTGCCCGAATACAACTTCCCGCTGTTCAACGCCACCGCTGCGCGCCTGCGCTCCGAGGGCTGGCATGTCGAGAACCCCGCAGAGCACGGGCACGTCGAAGGCGCAGGATGGGCCGACTATCTGCGTTGGGACATCAGCCGCATTGCCACCTGCGGTGCGATCTATCTGCTGCCCGGATGGTCGAAGTCCAAGGGCGCAACGCTGGAGGTGCACATCGCTAGCGTGCTTGGCCTGCAGGTGCTGCTGGCAGATGGTGCAGAGTCCCCCACGGCACAGCCAGCACCAGCCGCCACGCCCACCGCCGCGTCGCTCGCCTGGAACGCACTGCGTGACCTGACTGGCCCGCTGGGCGAGGATGGCGTGAAGATCATGGGGCACATCCGCACCTACGCGCAGCGCCAGTATGAAGCCGGGCTTGCTGAGGGCCGGGCAGCACCAGCCGCCACGCCCCAGGCAGACAGCCAGCCAGCGCCAGAACCTGCAGACATCATTGCAGGCGCGCTGCAGACCAGCCGAGGGCATGCCATGGAGCTAATGCAGCAGGCTGTGGACGCAGACCGCGCAGCCCGTGCCGCACCACAGCCAGCAACAGCAGATGCGGTGGATGCGGAGCGGTGGCGCGAGCTTGCATCCATGGTCGAGGAAATACACGGCGGCGATGACGTGATGACCATTGAACTTTCCTCCGATGCGCGGCCAGCGCCACACCTGAAATCTTTGCTGGAGTTCAAGTTTGACTACTTGGCCGCCCAGCGGGAGGTCAAGCCATGAGCGCGCTCGCAATCATCGGAGCCACCTTCCTTTGTGCCGTGTTCGCTGGCGCCGTGATCCCAGGCGTGGCGTACCACGTCTACTTCGGCACCGAAGACGGCGCCTTGGAATGGCACCAGAAGCACGCGCAGCCCAAGGATCGCGCCACCCACCAAGGAGACACCAAATGACCACAAAAGAACTGCTCTCAATGATGCGCCTGCTGTCCGCTATGGAAAGCGCAATGCTCACCGTGGGCAAGTCATTGCCAGATCACCTTTGGGACGACGTGACGCGGCATGTCGAAATACTGGAGCGCGAAATTTTGCAGAGGGCTACCCAATGACCGACACCAAAACACCGAGCCCGAGCGTGCTTGCAAGCCTGCGCCACTTGTACCAGAACATGGTCAACGGAGGCGTGCGTGACACAGCCAGTTCAAAGCGGATTGCCGAAGGGCTGCTGGCCCCCGCAATTGAAGCGCTGGAGCGTGGCGCGCAGCCTGCGGGAGAGCCGGTGGCGTGGATGTGGCAGCACGACGAAACCGGGCGCACTGGATTTGTGGACTGCTGGCAGGTGGAGAACGGATGGCAAGTGAACAATCCACGTCTGAAGCTGGTCCGCCCGCTTGTGTTTGGTGACACCGCCCCACAGCCTGCGCCAGTACGGGATCCGCAACCCATGCCAGACCTCACCCAGCTCACAGAGCGCGGCGCCGAGGCATGGGCCGGGGTGGATGCGCAGGCGCTGCGGGAAGGCGGCATCACCGGAGGCCAGCATGGCGCTGAGTGACGAACGGCTAGACGCCATCCGCGCCCTCAAGGAATCACCGCCACCCACCGCCTGACAGGCACCCCACCCCATCAACAGCCCCGCTCATGCGGGGTTTCTTATTTGGAGAACCGACATGCAAGTCAAACGAATTGATTCCAGCGATGAAAACGTGAGCAAGTACGTGTTCGACTTCGGCAACGCCGTGGCAGAAGCCGTCCTTTACAAATACCCAACCTATGAGGATCGCACGGTGATCTGCTGCAGCACTCAAAGCGGGTGCCCTGTGGGCTGTCGCTTCTGCGGCGCCGGGGATGCGTTTGTGCGCAGCTTGACCGGCGATGAAATCGTGGCTCAGGTCCAGCACCTGTTTGCAGATCGCGGCATTGACCCCGAGGCTGTGCAGCGCTGCCAGATCATGTTCATGAGCATGGGGGAACCGCTGCTGAACTTCGGCGGCCTGTCGGACGCAATCCGTAAGCTGCATGCGCTCTACCCGCGCTTCGCGTTGCTCATTAGCACCTCTGCGCCAGATGTGGACTACGAGCGGGTGCGCGACCTGTCTGTCGAAGTGCCAACGGTGGGCCTGCAGTTCAGTGTGCATGAGAGCACTGACGAGGCACGCAATGCACTGATCCCGTTCAAGGCAAAGTTGACTCTCGCGCAAATTGCGAAAGAGGGCGAACTCTGGTTTCGAGCCACAGGAAGAGAGCCATTTTTCAACTACTGCGCTCACGACCGCAATACATCCCATGAAGATGCCGAGCGCATCTATCAGATTTTCAATCCGATGTTCTGGCAGGCCACCATCAGCGTGGTGTGTGAGCGCGACGAGTCAGTGGCGGCCGCGAACATCCGGCAACGCCAGTTGGCTACGGACTTCATGGAGAAGCTGAACGCATACGGCTACCCCACACGCTGTTTTGACCCTGCGGGGCAGGACGACATTGGCGGCGGCTGCGGGCAACTGTGGTTCGTTCAGGAGTGGATGCGCAACAACCCCGAATTGGCACGGCCCAGCATTGGCCGAAGCATCCCCATCGTGCACGCGCCGCGCTGCACGGCATGAGCACCGCCCCAGACTGGCACGCCGCCGATGCGGCCTACCAGGCACACCACTCCAACTGCCCCACCTGCCGCGCCGCCGGCACTGCCCCTGGTTCAAGGGAGCGGTGCCCAGATGGCGCAGCTCTGTGGACCCAGTATCAACAGGCGGGAGATCCGCCGCACTTCACCTGGCTGCGGAAGCGGCAGGGAGGAAAGAAACCATGAAGATGGCAAAACCTTCAACCCGTGACATCGACGCAGGCGGCGAATTGCTGTGCCTGCTGGACACCATTGACGAACGCTGGGGAGGGCCCTGGCCGATCCACGGCGCGCCGCAGGATTTGGGCAAGTTCCTCAACGACAAAGATGAGAGTTTCGACAGCGACAACCCGAAGCATCTGCAGGTGCTCTACAACCATCTGGCGAAGCTGCTGCGCACGGCGCCGAACTTTCATGGCCGCGTGCTCGGTGGCATGTGCTACGTCATCTGCTGGGACAAGAATCAGATTCTCGACCCGGCGCTTGACCACCTTGAGCTGCACCCGGACATCCTCGCCGGCCTGCGCCTTCTGGCAGCCAAGCGTGCCGACTTCCTGCCCCAGCTGGAGCGCGAGGCACGCGCGGCGGTGGCCACGGCCATCAATGCATCCGCCGACCGCCACCTGCGGGAAATGGGTCTGTCGCCATGACCAAACGCCCCTCCCTCTCGCCCGCCCAGCGCAACGCGCTGTGGCGCGCAACGGTGGGGCAGACGCCCTCCAAAGACCCCCGCACCCTGCAAGCCCTGCACCGCAAGGGCCTGCTCCAAGGGATCGACCACCGCCCCACCGATGCGGGCGCCGCGTACTTCGCCTTACCCGCTACCGGCGAATTGCCAGGAGCCAGAACAACATGA